TGTATGAAACAATCTTGGAATCAAGAATGTCATACCAAGTATAAAAGTATTGACAGATTGTCAGACTTAATGACTCTATTATAGTTTGGTATACTTTTTGAACTATATATAGTGTAGACATTTTTAATTAAACAACTTAGGAGAATAAATATGTTTTTAACAGATAACTTATTGGAAAATTATTTTGATGATAGTTTTGCAATTAAAAGAATGAATAGAATAATAAGAAGTAATGAAGTTAGTCACGATGATGATGGTGCTACAATAAAATTAAAAGTACCAGGCTTCAATAAAAAATCAATTGACATCTCTGTTGATTCAGAACATTTAACCATTGAAGGTAAAACAGATGATGACTCATTTGTAAAAAGATATTCAATTGATAACAAGTTTGACCTTGATGAGATTGACGCTAAGGTGGTTGATGGTTTGTTAACTTTATCCATACCATACAAAGCTGAAGTTAAACCAAGAAAGATAAAAGTAAATTAATGATTCCAGAAATGATTGACTTTCAAAATTCAAAGTGGGTGGTTGTCGGTAAGTGTTCGGGGGAGCGTGTTGATGACCACACCAAACTTAAATCACAATATGGTTGTGACTTGGTTTTGAGAAACAATCAAAATCAATTTTGGATGTTGAACAAGGTTATAGACGCAGAGTTTGAGGAACTCTAAATAGGTTATTGTTATTATCTTCATCAATGAAAAAGGTTCTGTTAATTCAGAACCTTTTTTATATTTATTAACATGGAGATGACAAAAGAAAAAAGAGAAAATATAAAAGCTAGTGCTTGGTTAAATTTATTCATTGGTGTTTATAATATGTATTTGTATCACGAAGCTGGTTGGTGGTTTAACTTCATTATAGGTTCATTATGTATTGGTGCTTGGGTGTTCTTCCGAAAGGTATAAAAAAATAAATTCAAGAAAAAAATAAAGCTTGACATATATATAGAAAAAGTCTTATATTAAAAGGTAAGGAATATGTCAAAAGAAAATGAAATAGAAATAATGAGTTTTACAGAAAAAGGTCAACGATGGTTACAATGCAAATCTTGTTTTGAATATCAAATGGTTGAAGAGAAAACAAAGTCCATCACTTGTGCTAGATGCACAATGATAGGAACTTTAAAAAGAAAACCAATGGATGAGTTTTTTGCAAAACAAAGAGTATCAACTGGAAGACCTGCTGGTTGGCATTTTATGAATGAGTATGTTGACAAAGATGGTAATGTGTTTCACAAAGGAAAAGAACAACCTAAGTTAAAGGGAACTCTTCCACCAACAAAAGTGAAACCAAGAAAAAAGAAAAAGAAATTAACAGCAGACCAAAAGTTACAAAGAGATATAAATAAATGGAAGAAAAGAAAGAAAGCAAGAAAGGGTAGATAATGATTGTTCAAGATAGAAAAGAATTAGAAGTAAAGTGTTCACCTGTATCAGTGAAAGAAGGTGAAGAAATTGGTGTTAGGTTATTACACGAATTAAGAGAATCAGAAAATGGTATTGGTTTAGCTGCAAATCAAATCGGTATCAATAAAAGAGTTTGTGTAGTGAACGTAAAAGAGCCATTGGTTTTAATCAATCCTAAAATCGTAGAAAAGTCAAAAGAGAAATTTGTATTTCCAGAAGGTTGTTTGTCTTTTCCAGATTCCAAAGTAAAAACTATCAGACACGAAAGTATTGTAGTTGAAGCTGATAATCATAAAGGTAGATTATCATTTAGTGCAAATAGTAAAGACATTAATGATGCATTTGAATGTGTTTGTGTTCAACACGAAATCGACCACTTGGATGGAATCACAATGTTTGAAAGAGAGTTCAAAGCTGAACCACTTGTTCGTGGTAAAAATGCTCCTGTTAAAATCGGTAGGAATGAAAAAGTAACCATCACCAAAGGAACAGAGTCCAAAGTATTGAAATACAAAAAGGCTCAACCAATGTTGGAGGATGGATGGACATTATCAATTTAATAAAAGATTTAATCTTACATATGATATATTTTGCTTTCTTTTTCACGACAGCGACTATATTAGGTTTTGTAATTTTATTTATGGTTATATGGGATTGTTTGATATTTATAGTAAAGAGGATTGGAGAAATATTATGGCTGAAGAAAAGAAAATAAGATTAGAAAAAGTATTACAAGATATGAGCCATTCTCTAAATCACATAGAGGATATAATGGCTGATGATAGAGAGTTATTGGTTAAATTAGTCAAACAGAATAATTCCATAGTTGAATTTTTAAAACAAGTTCAAATAGATGATGTAACTGCAGAGTATGAAGATATAATGCAAGAACCTTTAACTGAGGAAGAAGAGAGAAGAATGCAAAAAGCTGAAGAACTTAGAGAAGTTCTTGAAGACTTTATGGCTAAGAAGAATGAATTAAAAGAGTTTGAAAAAGAATTAAAGAAAAATAAGGACATGCTTACACCTGGTCAAGTAGGTGAAAGTTAAAAAAAAATCACTCGTTTTGAAAAAAGAGTGATACTTATATTAAATGGTTATAAAAAGAATTATATGAAAAACACACACCTTGAAGCAATCAGTTCTTGATTGTTTAAAGAATCCCCCTGGTTAATATAGATGTTATCAAATGAATCCTAATGGGATTGTTGTGTGCTTTATATAATAGTAAACAAGAGTAAGTTAATAGTTAGGGAGAAAACTAATGAAGAAACTAAGTATGAAGACTCTAATCACCTTATCAATTGCCTGTTTGGGATTGTTTGGTATTGTTAGAGCTGACGAAGTAGTTACAGAGACTACACAACCTGTCGTGTCTGTGACTGGTGAATTAAGCACGGACATTACTTTCGGTGACGCTACTACATTTGCTAGCCCTTATACAGGACTAACATTTAGTGGTGATGGATGGGTTGTAAGTACAAATCTATCAGATGGTATGGTTCATATCGAAGAAGCGAAATATTCGTGGATGGTCGTAGACGGTATGACTTTAACATTTGGTAGTCAAGCAGAACCTTATGGATTAGCGTGGGGCTTACATAGACCATCTAACAACTGGTTTGTTTCAACTCCAAGAGACCATAGTGTTACGAATGGTATCGGATTTGGATTGAACAAATTTGGTGTTGGTGCTAATATGTTTTGGGGAGGAGATTCAATGAATGAAGAGGATGAAGCAGAACTTTATTGGGCTGGTAGATTTTCTTATGGATTGAATTTGCTTGGGATAGATTCTAATGTAGGACTATCGTTAAATAGTAACGAAGCTCAACTAATAGATGTTAGTGCAGGTAATGATTTGTTCACTACATCTTTTGAGTATGATTTGTCAGAAGAGGCAGATGGTGCGTATTGGTTGAGGGGTGTTGTTACACCACCTCAAGCTCAAGGTGCTTTCCTTCTTATCGGGTTGAACTCCGATGAAGTTGTGACATATGGAGTTGGGTACAAATGCTCGGACAATATGAAAGTTGTTTCCGAGTTCACATCAGGTATGAAAGATGCTGATGGTAATGAGGTAACGAATGACTTTTCTATTAGAGCAAGTTATTCATTCTAATTAACAAATAAATCGGAGAAAAAATATGAATATTAAATCTATTTTCGGAAACATTGGTGATGTATTAAATGGTATCGCTGGTGTATTAACTGGCTTAGTATCAGTTTCAATTCTATCAACTGTAGTATTTGGTAATGGTTGGTTAGGTACTGATATTATTGCTAACATTGGTAGTCTTGTAGGTTCATTCTTAAATGGTGGAGTTACTGGATTATTAGTGCTACTTATCCTATTAATGTTATGGGACAATAAGTAAGTGATATAAATCACAATTAAAAAAGGGACTTGAAATATAGTCCCTTTTTTTTATATTTAATTTAATGGAAACCTTAATATATATGATATTTATTATTGAGTAACAAAAAACCTATAATCCAAATAGGAGGTGTTTTATGTCAAAAACAAAAAGTTCACAGAAAAAGGTTTCTCTTTCCGAATTAAATAATCACACCACGACTAATAAACGTCAAGCATTAAAAGACTTAAATAAATTAGACTTTGATGAATTGATATATAAGAATCCAGCACAAAGAAGATTTTACAAAACCATATCTTCAAAAGATATAACTTTTGGTATCGGACCTGCTGGTTGTGGTAAAACATATTTATCTGTACATAGAGCTTTAAGAGAGTTAGGTGATAAAAATTCTAAGATAGATGGAATCGTTATTGTCAAACCATTGGTTGAAGCAGCTGGTGAAAAGATAGGATATTTACCAGGTGATGTAGAGGAAAAGACAGCACCATTTATGATGTCGTTTTACTACAATATGGAACAGATTATTGGAAAACAAAGATTACAAGTACTGAAAGAAAGTAATACAATACAAGTCATACCTCTAGCGTTTATGAGAGGTATTACATTGGCTAACAAGTTTGTAATCTTAGATGAAGCACAGAATGCTACACCTGAACAAATTAAAATGTTTGTAACAAGAATCGGTGAAAATTCTAAATACATTATCACAGGTGACTTGGAACAATCTGATATACAAAAACATAAAAGTGGATTAGAAGATGCAATTAAAAGATTCGCTGGTGTTCACGGAGTAGGTTTGGCATCATTTAAAGAAAAAGATGTAGTAAGGCATTCATTGGTTAGAAGACTATTGAAAAGATATAAAGATAGTTTCCAAATTATGGATGAAATATCAGCTGAGAAAACTATATCAATGTGGATACACGAGAATGGATTGGATAGTCCAAATGATGGTTCTATTGATGATACTTTTTATAAAATAAAAAAATAAAAAAAAGCTTGACTCTTATATCAAAGAAGTTGTATATTGGTTATAGTATATAATGGAGAGAATATATGATTAAAACATCTTATGCGACATTTTTGTCTGCAATATGTATGATATTTTTAACTTGGTCTTTTACAAAATTTACTGAAAAGACAAGAGAAGAAAACAAAATATTGAAAGAAAGAATTAGTGAATTGGAAACCCAATACACAAATAAAATAGCCTATCAGGTTACTGTAACCACTTATAATCCAACCATACATCAATGTGATGATACACCACATATAACAGCTGATGGTACACATTTCAAAACTTGGAGAGCATCTTCATATCGTTATGTTGCTTTATCAAGAGACTTGTTATCTCGTTGGGGTGGTCCATTTAATTATGGGGATTATATTGTGATTGAAGGAGCTGGTGATAGGGATGGGGTTTATCAAGTTAGAGATACGATGAATCCAAAATGGACAAATAGAGTTGATATACTTACCACTAATGATAGATTCAAATATGATAATGTTGTTATGTATAAGTATGTTGATGAGTTAATAGTAGTTAATCAATAGTTATAGGAGATAGTATGAAATGTATGATGAGTTCGGATGGTGCTCGTATTATAAGAGTATCAGATGAAGAAGCCTCAAAGTTATATCACAATGAGAATTTTAAATATATAGCCAAATCAGTTTGGAAAGAAAAAATTCGTGATATAGAACAACCACAAGAAAAACCTACAAATAAAAAAACAAACAAGATGTCAAAAGCCCAAAAACGACATCTGAGAAAATCTAAGTAAATGATAAATATATTATATACAATAATATTATTTTTAATTTGTAATGTACTTGTCTGGTACCAACTCAATTCTCAACTTGTTTGGGATTGGGCTAAAGGTGCTAAATCAATGTGGGTTATGTCATTATTGGGAATACCAATCAGTATGATGTTTTGGTATGCTACGAAGTTTGGGTATGAAGGTCTTAGTAGTTTATGGCAAGTTAGATTGATTGGATTTTCTATAAGTATGTTTGTTTTTCCATTTATGACCTGGTTATACTTAGGGGAAGTGATTACTTTTAAAATAGGGATTTCTATATTGCTAGCTATTATTATAATGCTATTGCAGTTGCTTTAAAAGCTTTTAAGCTTTAATGCTTATTGCTTTAAAGCTTTACTGCTTTATAAGTAGTGTAGTTTTTTAGAAAACCAGAGAAAAAAATTGTAACAATATTGTAACAAAAGAAAAAGCTTGACTTATATATGATTTTATTCTTATATTAAAACTATGATAAATAATTTTTTCGACATAAAAGACGAATTTGATTTCGAAACAGAAAAACAGAATCTAATTGATAATTTAGATATGTTAAAATCTATGCCTGTACAAGAACAAACATTGTATAAGAAATGGTTAGAATTTAATAAAGATGAATCTACTCGTCAGAAGTTTATTAAAAATTATCCTAAAGCAGAAATTCTATATAACAATATATGGAAACCAACAAACATATTAGATAAAGAACTTACCATTAAAGAAATTGAAAACCTTGAACCAATTGTTGAATTAGCTAAAACAGCTGAAACTTGGACTTTGTTAAGAACATTAATATCCACTATGGAGTTCTCAGCAAATCCAGGTAGAAACATTAGATTCTTCGTTAGAGATAAAGTTACAGGAAAATATCTTGGAGTTATCTCAGTTGGTTCAGATGTAACTTCAATTAAAGTTAGAGATGATTATATTGGTTGGACTAAAGATAATAAATTTGTAGACCATAAACTTAATCATACTTGTATCGGAACATCAATAGTTCCAACACAACCTTTAGGTTTTAACTTTCTTGGTGGTAAGTTATTATCAGCATTAGTAACCACATCTACAATAAGAGACCAATGGCAGAAAAACTATAATGAAGTTTTAGTTGGTGTTACCACAACATCTCTGTATGGAGTTCATTCTCAATACAATGGAATCCCACATTGGAAAACACTTGGTGAATCAATGGGTAAGATTTCAATTAAACCTGATGATTCTGTATATAAAGTATGGAGTAATTGGTTAAAAGAAAATCATTTCGAAGAGTTTGATAAAGCCATTAATGCTACAGGTCCTAAACAAAATATTTTAAACAGAGTGTTTAGACATTGTGGTATTAAATTAAAAACATATGAACACGGATTTAAACGTGGTGTATTTTTTGCTAATATGTATGATAATGGTTTAGAGTATTTGAGAAATGAAATAGAAGAATCTGAATTAGTTATGAAGAAAAAGTTTGTAGAAGATTATGATTATATCAATAGATGGTGGAAGAAAAAGGCTATTAAACGATATACAAAATTATTAGAACAAGGTCGTATAAAAGATGAGACATTATTTTACAATGATATGTTTAATATGACTTGGGAAGAGGCTAGAGAAAAATATTTAGGAGAAGTAGGAAGATGATAAATCAAGAACAAATGGATAACAATTGGAATGAGTTAATGTCAATCATTGATAAACATTTTGATGGTAAACAAAAAGAAAATATTTTGAAGTTACATAGTGACTTTGAAACAGAATATAAAACTGCACCAGCATCTGGTAGACCAAACTACCACAATTGTTTTAAAGGTGGTTATCTTGACCATGTTTTACATGTGATTAAAAATTCACTAATGATTAAGAAACAATATGAAATGAATGGTGTTAAAGTAATACATTCAGATTCTGATGTTGTGTTAGCAGCTATGTTTCACGATTTAGGTAAACTTGGCGATGGTACACAACCTTATTACAAATATCAAACTGATGATTGGAGAAGAAAAAAACTAAAAGAGTATTATACTCATAACAAAGATTTAGATTATATGACAGTTCATGATAGAGCTTTATGGTTGTTAGCTAAATATCACGTTGATGTTAATCCACATGTTTACAAAGCTATTTTATGTGCTGATGGTTTATTCGACCCAGCAGCTGAAACTTATTTTAAATCTTATGTAGATACAAGACATGTTCTTGGTTCAATAGTTCACTTCGGTGATTGGTTATCTACGATTTGTGAAAAACAAACTTGGTTACAAGGTGAAGAAGAACATTCAGATGAAGCTGAAACTAAATTCAAAGAAGTTCCAAAAGAACAAATTGATAATATGAAAGCTAAGTTTGACGAGCTTTTTAATTAGGAGATTATTATGTGGATATTTTTAACAATATTATTTTTTATAATTAGTATCTTTACATCTACACTGGTGTATTACTCTTTACGAAGAATAACACAATACGAAGAATTAATTTTAGAAATTCAACAAGTGATTAAATTCTCAACAGAGAAAATGAAGCTTGTTGATTCTAAAGGACATTATGAATCAGATGATGAGACTGGTTTTTTCTTTGAACAATTAAAACAAATACAATTATCTCTTGATGAGATATTTGAAGAGGAGACACAAGATGCCAAAAAAGAAAGCTAAAAGAAAAGTATATTTTGGAAAAGAAGTTCAAGACGCAATTATAGATTATAATTCTTCAACAGACCACGAAGAACGAAATGTTATTTATCAACATAGAATACATAAAGCATTTGACAAGTTAGCTGAGAATATAATTAATACTTTTAAATTTACTTATTTTGATTATGGGTTTGAAGATATTAAACATGAAGTAGTGGCTTTTATGGTAATGAATATGCACAAATATGACCACACCAAAGGTTCAAAAGCATTTAGTTATTTTTCAGTTGTGGCTAAAAATTATTTGATTCTTCACAATAATAACAATTACAAAAAATTAAAATCTCACGATAATATGGACGCATTGGATAGACAAAGTAAATCAACTGGTTTTAAAGAATCTGATTACACAACATTAACAGAAGAAATTGTTGAATACTTTGATAATAATATGAACACTATATTTAAAAAAGATAGAGATTTAAGAATCGGATATGCTATTATTGACTTAATGAAACAAAGAGAAGATATTGAAAACTTTAATAAAAAAGCTATTTACATTTTGATTAGAGAAATGACTGATGTAGAAACCACACATATAACATCAGTTGTCAATACTTTAAAAAAACACTATAAAAAACTATTGGATAAATACTATACCAATGGTTCAATCCTCTTCAATTCATCAAGTTCATTCTTTTAAATAATTAACCCACTTCATTGTGGGTTTTTTATTTCATTCAATTTCTTACAAATTTAATATTTATATATGAATAAGTACATTCAGAGGAGATTGTATGTCAGACGGAAAAGAAATATTTGAGGGGAAAACCTTTCAAGACTTAACAAAAGATATTTACGAAAATACTTCAAAACGTAAAGTTCAAATAGATTTGTTAATATCAGAAATACACGGATTCATTACAACCATAGATGATGTGGTATTGGTTGCACCTATTATAAAAGAATATATGGATACAGCTGTTCGTAATGACGAACACTTGGTAAAACTTGCTGGTGTATTACAAAGAATCATTTCTAAATCACAGGGTGAATCCGATGAATCAATGTTATTAAGTGATGAAGAAAAAGCGGAATTAATGGGAACACTTCAAGATACAGTAGAAGATTTACAAAGAGAAAGTGATAAACTTGAGGCTACAAAAAACAAAACAATTGATTTGGGGACTAACTAATGGGTTCAGTATTTGTAACACAACCTGATAGAACTGTAAAAGGATTTTTAAATAAAGAATATCCTGTTCCTTTTTATTTACAATTTGTAGCTGGTTATTGTGTTGAAGTAGTGCATTCAGAAGAAAGTTTAAGATACAATGGACCAGAATCTATAAATTCAATCATAGCTTTACCACATTATACTGATAAAGTTTATAAGACAAGAGCTAGTGCTGGTGAGGAATATAGATACTATCCTTTGTTAAGAACAATAAATGATGTTCCCTCAAAGGGAGACCCCGTATTGTTGTGTACGATTGGTAAAATAAAATATTATCTTGGACCATTGAATACAAATGCCAATAGTCCAACTTGGAATGATGACCCATCATTTAGACGTGAATTAGTTTTAACAAATAAAAATATTGGCCAAGTTAGTCCAAGAGGTTTAAAAGGTGAGAGTCCTAATTTTAATAAAGAATTATCTTACAGTAGATTAACTAAAAAAAGAGAAATTGGTTTGGATTATGGTAACGCTATTAATGAAACCACTGGTGATACAATAATTGAAGGTAGACATGGTAATAGTTTAAGAATAGGAAGTCGTAGTAACAATCCATATGTATTCATATCAAACAAAAGATTTCCAGATAATAACTTAGAGAGTATCGGTGATGGTAGTTTAATCAGTGTAACATCAAATGGTTCTTTAAGACAACATTTTAAAAATTTATTTGATGAAGATGGTAATCCAATCACATTTCAATTATCATCTGATAGTGTTGAAGGTAACACATATCCAATTGGTGATATTCAATCTGATTTAAATAATGGTGCTGACTCTGATGAAACAATTTACCAATATGGCTCAGTAGACACTGGTGAACTTGATGAAAATGGTGAGAGAATTTTTGAAGGAACTAATGCAAATCAAATTTTATTCCATTCGGATAGAATAACTTTAAATTCTAAACTTGATGATATTTTTGTATCATCAATAAAAGATATACACATTGGTGCTGGAAGGCATATATCAATTGGGTCTGCTGATACTTTGAATCTTTTATCATCAAATGTAAATATTGGTAATAGAGAACGAGCTTTTGAAATGCAACCAATGGTGTTGGGTGATACATTGAAAGAGGTATTGACTAAAATTATAAATTTAATACCAACAATAACAATTCCTACAAGTCTTGGACCTCAAGTTCCAACACCAGATATACAAACTAAAGTAACGGAAATTACAACACTTATTGATAGTATTACAAGTGCTTATCATAACATTGAAGGAAACTAAAGAGGTAATTATGAAAAAGAAAAAACCAAATATAAAAACTATAATCAGACAAATCGTTAGAGAAGAAGTTGCGATGGCTATTAAAGAGGTAATAACCGAATTAAATAAACCAACTGAATCTCAACCAAAACCACAAAAGAAAATAGTTGAGAAAAAATCATTTACATCTAATTCAGTATTGAATGATGTATTGAATGAAACAGCTCAAGATGATGAATGGAAAACAATGGGTGGTGGACAATATACTTCAGATAGAATGAATGAAGTTATTGGGAAGAACTATGGTGATATGATGAATGGAACACAACCAGTTCCATCAAGTGACCCAATGAGTCAGTTCTTAAATAAAGATTATAGTCAGGTATTAGAAAAGTCAATAGAAAAATCTAAAAACAAACTTGGAAGATAACAGTGGGATTAAGACAAAAATTAATTGATGCTAAGGTAGATGCTTTACAAGAATCAGCACAAGAATCTATTGAAGTAGATACAGGCCCTAATTCTTATATTTATTTAGAGGCCGATAAAACAGCTAGAGCTATTCTTGAAACATTAAGTGAAGCTAACTTAACCATAACTCAATTAAAAGCTCCTGTTGTGGTTGAGAGTTTGAAAACACCTGACCAACCTGTAAACATAGAATTAGAAACTTTGTTAGGTGAATATCAACCTGTGTTAAAGGCATTGAGAAAAATAGGTGACCCACTTGGACTTGGTGGTATAATAGATAAGTTAGAGGGTGAAATTGAAAAAGCTATAACACCATTATTGGAGGGTGGTGCTAAATTAGCTGGATTGGATTTGGGAAAAGATGCTGGTGGTTTAGAATCAATTGGTTATGTTTACATAGGTGAAGACCCTGATTCTGTTGAAGATTTTGATGTAGAGGATGAAGATGGTCAAAGAGAAAACACAACTGTTCATTTATCAGTTGAAGATATTGAGGACTTAATTTAATGGCTATAAAAGATACATCAAGAAAACCATATATTCAAGATAATGATACTCGTGTAAAAGTTGGTATTGATTTACCGATTCGTAGGGGTGATGGATTGGATGGATTTTTTGCAACCACTTCAACAACCATTGAAGCTGTAAAAAACAATATAAGAAATTTATTACAAACAGAAGAAGGTGAGAGATTTTTCCAACCAAATTTAGGAATAGGATTAAGGCGATTATTATTTGAACACATTACAAATGAAAATTTAATCGGTGTACAAGATGCCATATTGGATAAGATGGAATTTTGGTTACCTTTTGTAGAAGTAAGAAACATACAAGTTTTAAGTAGAGACGACTCTACGGACATAGGAGTAAATGAAATCAGAGTAAAAATAGATTTTAACATTAAACAAGACCCAAACACTTTGGATTCAATAACATTAGATTTTTCATCTGATATATCAGAACCTGAATCCTCAATAACTAGTGGTGGTGGATATTAATTGGAGATAAAAAATGCCAACATATGGTAATGAAAATTTTAAAGAATCAAATGTAAATTATTTAAATAAAGATTTTTCAGCATTAAAACAATCATTGATGAATTATGCTAAATCTTATTTTCCAGATACTTATCGTGATTTTAATGAAACATCACCTGGTATGATGTTATTGGAAATGAACGCTTATGTGGGTGATGTATTGTCATTTTATATTGACCAACAATATCGTGAATTATTATTACCATTAGCTGAAGAAAGAAGAAACATAATCACAATGGCTAAAATGTTTGGTTATAAAGTTAAACCAATTGTTCCAGCTTATGTTGATTTAACCTTTACATCAAATGTTGATGTTGATAGTGGTGATACATCAAAAGTAGATTATGATAATGCTGGTGTGTTTGACCCAGGTATTGAAATAGTTTCATCAACTAATTCAAACACAACCTTTGTAACATTAGAACCAATTGATTTTAAAATAGAGCAAGAGAATGATACTAATACAATTGGAACAACTGCTGATACTGGTTTAGCTTCAACCTATACATTATCAAGAACCGTAAGAGCCGTAAGTGCAACTGAAAAAACAATTACATTCCAAGTTGGAATACCTGAAAAATTTAAAACACTTACCATACCAGATACTAATGTGATTGATATTATTTCTTGTGTGGATTCGAATAATAACAATTGGTATGAAGTTGATTTCTTAGCACAAGACAAAGTTCCAATTTCAACTCATTATACTGATGATGTGGATAGAGAATCTGCATACATTGATTTTCAAGGTAATACATCAGTAGAAGCCGTACCTTATTCATTGACTTACATCACATCACCGAAAAGATTTACTCGTGAAACAAATCAAGACAATACGACTTCACTTGTGTTTGGTAATGGAGTTCTAAAAGATGGGGAAACTATTGATGATGGGTTTATTGATATGGAACAAGTTGGAATCATAATACCTGGACAAACAAATGATTTAAATCAATCTATCGACCCATTGTTAGGTGATGAGTATTCAACATTAGGTGAAACACCAAACAATACAACTTTAACAATTACTTATCGTGTTGGTGGTGGAATTAATTCAAATGTCCCAAGTGGTGATTTAACCACTTTACCAACTGTATCAGCTGTATTAGGAACATCTACTTTAACAAGTGTAACTAATGATACACCAGCTCGTGGTGGTAAAGATGAAGAGGATACGATTGAAATAAAAGAAAAGGCCAAAGCTTTTTTCTCAACACAAAACAGATGTGTGACTAAAGAAGATTATGAAGCGAGAGTATTAAACATTCCAGCTAAGTTTGGAAACATAGCAAAAGCATATGTGACAAGAGAAGCTCCTGAAATTGCTGGTGATTCTAATTTAACACAATTACAAAACTATTTTAATGATATAGATAGTGGTGTTACTTTTTTCCGAAACTACATTAATTCACCACAATTTACATTAAATTTAAACAACTTAATCGATGGGACAGGCAATATCGAAACAGTGATAAATGGATTGGATGCCATTCTAGCATCAGAGATTGACAATATTGAACAACCTGATATAAGTAATTTAGCTAGAGAATTGGAATTAGGAACAATAAACATTTATGTATTGGGATATAATAATAAAAAACAATTAGTTGGTAATCCACACTCGAATATATTAGGAACTGATGATAATTTACCAACAACTTTAACATCAAATCTAAAAAATTATTTAAATAACTTTAAAATATTGACTGATGTTGTAACAATCAATGATGGGTACATTGTAAACTTTGGGGTGTTTTTTGATGTCATAGCTGAAAAATATGCTGATAAACAAAAAGTAAAATTAGATTGTATACAAAAAATAAAAGATTATTTTAGAATTGAAAAAATGCAATTCAATCAACCAATTTATAAAAGTAATTTAGAATTTGAATTAATGGGTGTTGAAGGTGTTCGTTCAATTGGACATGTAACCATTACACAAGAGAATGATTATTTTATTCCTGATGGTGGAGGTGAAAATTTAGATTCACCAACATATACTTATTCATTTGATAATAGTGTACTTGAAGTTGATATAGATGGTGAACCTGGAGAAGATGGAACTTTTGTAATAGCTGATGGTGGTACAGATGGTTATGGTTATAAATATGATTTTGCAAGAGCACTATCGGAAGATGGTACAATTATAGTTCCACCAAATGTGGCAACACCAACGGTTTTTGAATTAAAGAATCCAAACCAAAACATACAAGGGAGAGTTAGATAATGCATCATTTTATTTTTCCAAATCAAGACACTTGGATTTCAAGTGGTTCAAATAAAATAACAGGTGAAACTTTTACAGACCAAAACTTTGGACGAGACCAAATACTTGAAGTCAAGAAAGAATTTGATAATTTTTCATTTGATTTTCCAACAAGAGCATTGGTTCAATTTAGTGGAACGGAATTTACAGAATTGTCTAAATCAGTAGCGGATGGAACAATAGCTTCTGATGCAAAATACTATTTAAGACTTTATGAAGCTGAAGGTAATGCAGAAATGACAGAAGAATATACTTTAGCTATTCAACCAATATCACAATCTTGGGATGAAGGTACAGGTAAATTTGGTGACAATCCAAAAAATACTAATGGTTGTAGTTTTGATAATCGTAGTAATCCAATTGGTGGAACTGCAACTGCTTGGGCTGATGTGGGTGGTACAGTCTTGAGTGTTAGTCAATCAACACAAGCTTTTTCAAATCAGTCACCTGATGTAAATGTAGAAGTAACCGATATGGTAAATATGTGGTTAGAGGGTAAAGAAGAAAACTATGGAATGTTAATTCGTTTTAGTGGAAGTCAAGAAACAGATTCAACAACATTGGGTAATTTAAAATTCTTTTCAAGAAACACACATACGATTTTCTCACCAAGATTAGAAGTTCGTTGGGATGACCATATTGCTTGCAGTGGTTCAAACACAGGTTCATTAACTCAAATAACATCAAGTGGATTAGCTGATAACTTTTTATATATGAAAGGATTACGAGAAAGTTATAAAGTAGGTGAGCGAGTTAAGTTTAGAGTTGGTGCTAGAAAAAGATATATTCAAAAAACTTTTTCTACATCAGTTCAAACCGTAACTGGTTCATTCATACCTGAAAACAGTGGTTCATATGCTATTAAAGATGTGGCTACTGATGAGTTCATTGTTCCATTTGAAGATAATCAAGATACAAGTTATACAAAACTTAGTTGTGATAGTGATTCAAATTATTTCATTCAATACTTGGATGGTTTCTATCCTGATAGAGTTTATAAAATTTTATTAAAATTAAAATTAGATGATGGGCAGGAACAAGTATTTGATGATGATTTTGAATTTGTAGTGAAAAGGAAATAGTTATGACACCAGAACAAAGACTAGAATTATTATTAGATAGAATAGCTGAAGCATTAATAGAAAGTCAATATGTTGATTCGAATGATGTTGCAGATGCACAAAAATTTATTCTTAATGGTCAACTTCAACAAGGTGGTGGTGTTGGAGTTTTAACACTTTTCCAAAAAGATATTAAGGCTAATGAAAATGATTTACAAATAACAACGACTGACCAAAATGGTGAACCAATACCTACAATACAAAACATAGCCAATAATATAGATTTTGATACTTTAGAAATTATAATTGGAAATGGCCCTACAATTAACATTAGTGATGGGGGAACATATGTTGGAGGTTTACCAATTACAGAATATTTATTTGGTGAAAACAATCCTTTAAACGTAAGTCAATTCATCACATTAGAACAATCATCATCAATTGTAGATGTTGAACGTGCTAATGAATACTTAGATACAAATATATTTGAACTACTTCCAACTGGTGATACAAGACAAGCTAGAATCATTAGATTCTTTCAAGAGTTAAATGCATTATTACCACCAACAATTGAAACAGAACAATGGGATACAGATAACGATGGAAATGTTGATAGACTTATTGATGGAACTTGGAGTGGTGCTGAACAATATAGTCAAGACAATAGTATTTCATATGCACAAGATAATCCTGATGAATCCAATATCGGTGAAGAAGATGCGTTTATTCATAGGTTAAAAGATACAGCGAATGATACCAATTCATCAAGAACCATTGAAGATATTTACAATACAGTTAGACCTTATTTAAGAGATATATTGGAAGATACACCGGGATTGGAAGGATTACCAGAATATGAAAATCAATCAAGTGGTTATTTAAAATTTAGAAATTTAAATCAAGGTATTATTGTTCGTAATACAAATCAAGAATTTGTTCAAGGATTAGACCCAAGTAATCCAACTTACCTTGATACAGGTTTTACTATTACAATGTGGGTTAGATTTTTAGACAAGGTTTCAACTGGTACTTTGTTTAACTTTGGAAATCCAACACGAAATCAAAATCCATTTGGATTTAAATTAGAAACCTATATATTGAATAAAAATGATGATTATGCATCTGAAAGCCAAACACGGACTTGGGGTGAAGTCATAGAAGAAGGAACATTTCAAGTAGGACCTGGTTACGATGAAAGAATATTCAAAGATTCAGACACTGCTAGATTCGTTAGATTACAAGTTAGAGAGTCCGGTGATACAACACCAACAGATGATGATGTGGGATTAAGAGATTCCCATGTTGGGTTGGGTGGTGATTTAACATTTGATGGTAATGTAATTGGAAATGCTAGGAAGTCATACAATGTAGGTGATTTCGATGACTATGGAACTGATGAATTAAGACTTTTACAATCAACCTACATACCTGAAGATTTTAATGAATGGTATTTCATATGTGCTAGTTATGACCCAACGATACTTGAAGATGAATCAATTTCGTTAGGTGACCCTTATAAATATACTCCTGATTTTTGGTTAAATCATATTGACCCAACCACAGATAATTATGTAGCTAATTCAGGATATGGAAATAAATGTAAAGTAGAAATAATTTCACGAAGTGATTTATTAAGAGCTCGTGGTTTTAACACATAGGGGTTTTCATAATGGCAAATGAAAATAAACAAGGGCTCCTTATAACAACAAATACTAATAGAAGAACTGGCTTCGGACAAGTAAATCCAGATGTTGATGATGATTTAACACCTGCACCAATGCCAAGACCAAGACACCACAATTCTGATGGACACCATCATCATGAACATAGTCATGATGACGATGTATTATCAGGAGAAGAACAAGATACTGTTGATGATGGTCCAGGTCCAGGTGATTTAATAGAGCTCTATAACTTCCAATCAGAAAATTTTATTACAAATACAATATTTGTAACGGACACAGATTCAGACGCAGGTTCTCCTCAAATATTATCATTAAAAGATTTAGGAGTTGATGATGATAGTAGTTATGAAACCGCTACATCTATTGCTTCACTTTTAAACACCTATCCAACTGAAGGTGATAATTCAATTTTACGATTAGCCATAGAACCAATATTTGATGGTGAAGAACTTCTTGTAGGACCTTATACACTTCCACGAGTATTAGAGTTAAGGCCTGAACTTATACCAAGTGATAATACAAATGCTGACCATTTAATGAGTTTACCATTTCCACAATTCGTTGAAGAATTTGATATTAATGAAGATGGTAGTGTGAGTAATACCGATGGTATTAGTTGGCATGCTGTTGGAAGACCTGACATAAATGTATTTGTTACAGCTTATGTACTTGGTGGTACACAAGCTATTATCACATTACAAAACTATGAAAATAATACAGGTTACACTTTTACAACAGAACAATACACTCAAGTGGAAACACAAACCATACCATCAGTAAATGGTAACGATGATTTATTAAATCCATTTTCTTATTATTACAACGTCAGTAGTGGAAGATACTTTTTTGAAATCCAAATACAAAATATAGGATTTGAAATTGGTGTAAACACAGACTCTAGTTTTCCAAATACAAGATTTAAACTTATTGGTCCTCAAGTAGAATATCAAGATATTCAATTTGACCCTATTGAAGAAGATGAAGATATAATTGAAGAAGATGAAGATATAATAGAAGAAGACATTACATTAATTGATAATTCATCTGAAGATGAGGAAATATCTGATGAATTTGGATTAGGTGATGATTATGATAATGTTATTGAACAAACCTTGTATCGTTCATTTGACCCATTCAGTGCATTAGATGTAAACAGTGCTTTGTTTCAAAATGATGAGTTTACAGACACAAGATTGTCACAGATAAATACAGATAAAAGAATTTCATTAGGAATGTTTTCATTTGATGATGAAAATACATTACAAGATAATTTTCCAGATGTAATAAGAAATACTAAGTTTAGACAAGTTATTAAACAAAATTTAGTTCCAAATCCAAGAGGACAAAGTTTTAAAAGTGTTTATAAAAATAAATCAAGTGATACACAATCATTATCATTAGGTAATGACCAAAGAGAAAGATTTTTCATACCCGAAGGTGGTTGGGGATATTGTACTTATGATGCAGTAGGACCTGATTTTAGAAAAAGAAACATTGACTTATATGAGGGAGGAACAGACCAATTTTATGATTATATTGAAAACGAACCAAATGGACAAGCACTCATAGATTCATTTGAACAATCTGAAAATGGAGGACTTAATGATTCAGGTGAAACAACAATAGACCCTCAAAATGTAATTGGTTATGCAGGTTATTATCCATATTTTTTTGATTATAAAACAGGTAGAAATCAATCAAATTCACTTATAAGATTACAATCTAATTTAATATCAGGTTCTTTTTTCGCAGAAGGTGAAGTAGATGGTGAGTATAATTTATGTAATAAACTTTTTATGTTAAATCAAATTGATAGTTTCGGAATAGCAAATGAGTATGGTGCACCAAGTGACTCAGTATCAACTCATGAATCGAGATTAACATGTTATAAATGTAGAGCGATTGGGAGACAAGAACCATCTGATTATGACGTTGAACAAAGTATCCCAGACATTTATTTTCCTAACTTTGCTAGATGGGTAATAACAGATGAAGCTTATTCATTCAATAGATGTTTAGAGTTTTTAGCAACTAATTATGTTAATGGTATGTGTGACTTCAATGATAATGGTACTCGTGATACAGAAATTGAAGCGGATTTCTCTTGGATGAGTGATTATAACATGAATACTAATAATGGTGGACAATTAAACAATCAATACAGGTCATTAAATCAAGTTATTAAAATTTACAATCCATATCAAGATACAGTGATAAATCCATTCACTGTAATGGAAGTTAAATTTAAAATGAAAACATTAGATTTTTTCTATGATGCAAACAATCCACCAATGGTTGAAATAGCTATTGTAGATTCTGATGGTTATGTAGGAGCTCCTGACAGAATTGAAGACACAGTTAATGGTGATAATGAAGACGCATATTCAAGAAGACATGGGTATTGGCCACATGGTGATTTTAATTCCACAAGATATAGTGATGACTTGAATACTGAAAATACACTTGATACAAAATATTCTAACTTTGGTTCAATGGGTAGATTTAAAAATACAGAAGTGAATGTATGGGAAACATTTAGTTATAAATTCACACTGGCTCATGTTTTTCGTTATGGTAGTGGAATCATTAGACCATTGTATTTAATCGTTCAAGCTGGTAATGATTTTATTGGTAGAGTTTTATTAGATGAATTTGAAGTTTATGATTCAGGTGATTTCATTCCTGAGGTTGATGTAAGAAAAAAAATATCTGTTGGTAATTATGGAACGGCAGATTTAACAAAATACTATGATAAAGAATTACAACCAGAGGAATATAAAGATTCACAAGGTCCATTGGAAGCACAATTTTATTTCTATCCAATGTATCCAACTGATGAAATATTTGATGTAAAAAGAACACCTGTGTATCAAGACTTTAAAAAAGGATTGTTTTACATTTATGATGTGGATTGGGGTGATGGTTCAAAAAATGAATTTACAAGAGAACCTGTTCAAATAGATGAAGAAACTGCATTGTATCACACTTATGAATCCAGTGGTGTGTTTGAAATCACAGGTACTATGTTGAGAATCAAGTTAGACAATCGTGGTAGAGAGGTTGGGGTTCTAAAAAATAAAAAGTTTAAATTAAGAATAAATATAAATGAGGGAACAGCTGAAGACTTTAAATATTTTGGTAGTGATGGTTTTTCATTCATACCTTTTAAAAACACTTTACCAATCATAGGTGGAATTTCAAAACAATCAATTTATTATAAATCATTAAAAAGATTTAACGGATTTATAGATGATGAACAAACAAATATTGGATTTAAAAGTAAAGGTGATAAATTAAAAACTCAAATAGCATTTGATAGAATGGATTCAAGTTTTAGTTCAAACTTTAATTTATTGAATGAATATAAAAAACCAAGATTTGATTTAGTTTATGACGAAAACAATAATCCGATTGATTCAATTGACATATATAATGGTATACAAACAAATTCAGAAGAATTAGGAAAAAGTATTGGTGATTGTGATTTAACCAATGTAAAGTATTACAATGAACCAAAATCAATTTGGGAATTGTTTGGATTTGAAGAAGACGATTTGGAACAGATTGGAACACCTAATAATCCAAGATATTGGAAAAATATTATTCCTGAAGATTATTCTATTTATAAAAGACAAGGTATTAATTTTTCTCCTCCAACACAATTAAAAGAATTTTATGAATTAGATGAAGTTTTATCACCAGAATATTTTTCAGGCCTGACAATGGGTTGGTTAGTTTGTGCACAAGATGATGAAAATTGTCAAAACAAATATGTAAATGGTGCTGAAGCATATGCTTTTCAGGAGCTCCAGTACGATACTCCTGAATGGGAGTGTTCTGGTGATACTGGACCACCACATTATGATTGTGATAACATAAATAAAATATATCCTAATATAAATTACAATCTTATGACATTTGTATCAGGTACAGTTGAGTTTTGTCACCCATTACTTGGATGTACAGGATTTAATAAAGGTGAGGGAATTATGTTAGAAGGACCAATGAATTATGACCAATTTGATTTCAACGTAATTTATACCGGACCATTTATGAGTTTTAATCTTTCCACTTTAGTTGTGAATACTTACTCTGAACAAGAGTGGTTAAATGGTTCATATTATCCTGTGTTACCAAGATATGGTCAAGATGGTAATTTTATTGAAGGTGATTTTCCTAATGATAATATACCATTTCCAATACAAGGACAAATCACAGATGAGAATGAAACTAATCAAAATTTAATAATTAACATTACACGAGAACAAATTGAACCAAATACATTTAGTGACAATAGTGGAAATCAAAATTTAGGATTTGGTATAGTGGATTACAAACCTGAATTTGATAATGAAACTTTACAACCTAAGAAAAAAAGAAGTATAGATTTAATAAAAAGTTCAACCAATAATGGAGCGTTTTAATGGCTGTTAAAAAACTAATACAAGGCCAACCAAAGCTAAATGATTTAAGTCAGTATAATTTTGAGAATCAAGATGATAACTATAAAGAATCACTTGGTTTACCTAAAAACAATGATAAGTTTCAAAACAAAGACTTGTATACAAAAGCTGTGGGGAGTGAATTAAATAATGCTATCATTGAAAGAAATTTAAAAGTCGAGGGTGAAAGTTTTATTAAAATTAATAGATTATTTATTGGAAACGATAATGTTGTTGGTGCAACAGCCAACAACAGAGTAAGATGTTATATGCTTTCACAAAATTATGAAAATTTAGATAATAAATCATATTCACAAATTAAAAATGTGCTTTCAAGAGAAATATTTGATGCTGATGATAATCAAATATCTGATGTGGCAGACAGATTTTTTAATGATAATCCAGGTGATAGAGGGGAAGGAAGTGATATTGGAAATGTTCTTAATAATCAAATAATTATACAAAGTTTAAAAAGTGATAGTATTGAGATTGAAGAATTTGAAAACAATACACCAGAATATAATGCAAATGTAATGTTGCCATTAAGAGAAACTGATGCTGGAATAATAGATAATTTAAACACATCAATAATAGATGAAAACATATATAATCCAATTTACATTGTGGTTTATATGGAGGGTAATAAACGATTAGACAATATGTCTGATGCTCAAAGAAAAAAAAGATTCACTGTTTTTAAAATAAATAATTTGGATTTATTTAATCGTGGTAATGATGGTATAGCGACTGGACCAAAATTAACAACATTTACAAAAGATGATTTATCACATTACAGTCGTACAGGTGATGGTGATGGTGGTTCAACTGATGCAGCTGCTTGGAGGGTTGAAGAGTTTTCAATAACAATCAGTACTAGACTTGGTGGAGTGAATAATTGGGATGGTACTATGGATGAATTATCATCTGATGAAAAATTATATGCAACATATTTTCCAGACGTTCAACCATCAATTAACGTCATTCCAGTTGATTTAAATAAATTTGGTTTATTGAATTTATCACAAAATATGCAATTAAATAATAATGGTAATCCAGGAGAAAATTATACTGATTTATTTCCAGATTATTTTCCACAAACAACAATAAAGGTTTTGAATGAAAATAATGAAATGCAAGATGAAGACTTACAGAGTTATTATGATGATAATGAAACTCTATCCATTAAAGCATCAGCTCCTGCAACAATTGCTGTAGATTTAAATCCAATTGATTTAGTAAATGAAGAATCTATTGGAATCAACTACTTTTATTTTGTAATTGATTGGGATGATGCAACTGATGAAATAAAAACTTTAGATGATTGGAATGAAATCAGACCAACTGATGAATTTGAATTATTGGAATTACAAAATCAAAATTTATATAAATTAAAAACTAATGTTGAATCTGTTGATGATTATACGATTCAATATCAAATAATTTTTCCAATAGAAAAAATAATACCTCAACCACAAACTGATAGTTTTATTGATAATGATGGTGATTATTATACTGCTGTTCAGCACTCAAACACAGGAGAAAACAGATTACCATATGTAGGTTTTCCAATCGATATATCAGGTACGTTAGATAATAACGGACAGTATAATTTGGCTAATCCACCATATACAACATCACCACCACCAAATCCACAAAATGTACTTTTGAAGGGAACATTAAATGCCCAAGAAGAGCCTGGTGGAATAGCGACATCACTACGCGAACAAACTTTTAATTCAAATGTTACTTTTGATAACACAATTCCAATGAATACCTATACTACACCAGGAATTAAAACCATTAAAATGGTTATGTTTAGTTATGATGGGGAAACTAATCAAGTGGGAAGATGGAAACTCATTACTTCAAGATTTTATTTAGATATACCGATTAATCAATATCCTGATTTTGCAGAAGTGGGTGGAAGTGATTATACCACAATTCCTTGGCCTTATACAACACCTGTGATTGGTGGTGTGGATAATAATTCAAAATACAAAAAAAGTGTTCAAGAAGCATTAAGTAGTGGTAATATTGGTGATGCGGATATTATTGATGAAAAGTTTTTAATCAATGATTTGGAAAATGATGAATTGGGTAAATCAATAAATGAAATGGATTTAGAACAATGTAGGTATTTTGATGCACCATATGATATGAATACATTGTTGTTAATACCTACAAGTGGTGTATCGGGTTGGGATGATTATGAATTGGCTAAAGAAACTGATTTATTTGTTATCAATCAAATTGAAGGTACATCTACACAATATTATGGTATTAATTCATATAATTTAGAAGACATTAAAGGCCGTTGGACTGAGGCTGATTATCAACTTATATTTGATGGAATTAATGAATACACAATGTATAATGGATATGGTTTTGGTGATGGAGCTTTAAGTGATTCAAATACATTCATGGATAGATTGTTGAAAAACGAAGTTATATTTGATGGTAATGTTGCAACTCCACACATTTTACCATATAAAACATATGGACCGAGTTTAGATATGGAGGCTTATACCTCTGAAGAGATGGTGTTAGAATTTTTTAAAAACGAAAACTTCACACCAACTTTAGATGAATTAGAACCAGGAAATGATACCACCGTATTGTTTATGAAATCAAGAACTAATGGAACAGCTGGTTATTATCAAGGTTTTGGGTATTTTGGTCAAGTGGCTGAAGTTTTAATGTCAACTTTTCAATCTGGTCCTGAAGTCTATGAAGAAGCAGCACCAATGATTAATAATAGCACTGTTGAATGGATACAATTACGAAATAACAGTAATCAAGATATTCAATTCTCACATCCTAATTTTCCTCTATTGTTTTATTATTACATAGATGAAGAATTATTTGAACAAAATGGTGAATATAGATTGGATGAATTACAAATGGGAGAAAGTATCCCATGTCCAGTTGGAAAATGGGTATTCATAGTTGTGCCTGACAAACTTTATACAATTGATTTAATTAATGAAATACAATTTTTAAATGAAAGTATTTCAGTTCAAGAGTTTTTCCAACTCCCATTACCATTGGAAGAAACAATTCCACATCCTTATACGGAAAAAGATTTTTGGGTTGCAAATCCTGAATTGCCAGGAACATTTTTTCCAAAGGAAAGTTCAGTCGGACAGATATTTATAAGTGACAATCAGGACTTGGATTTAAAACAAAGTTGTAAATTAGAATTAAATACAGGTGAATTAACTGGTAAATCCATTTATGATTCAAGTGGTAATTCCAACAAAGGATTGTTAATTGGTGATTATAAAGTTAAAAAAGTTAGAAAAGGTGAACCGATGAGAAGAGATTCATTTATAAAAATACCAAAAAAGGCAAACAACAATAATGGAGCACTGTAATGCCAGAATTTGAATTTGAATTTAATCAACAGGATAGAGAATTAGTTGTTAGTCAAGATGCTGGGACATTTGATGGAACGGATTATATTCGTTTAATTGTTTATCCAACCGAAGCTATTAACAACATTGTTGATTTACCAGATGATACAAAAGGTATTGATGGTAAAGCTATATTCTTTTCTACCTTAGCTACAGTACATGAGATAAATATATCACCATTCACAGATTCTACTGGTGCAATAGAACTTAAACAAATTGGTACTGCTTTAGAAAATGATTTTAAAATATATAAAAATGATACCACAAATAATTACTACATAAAACCAAATGAAATATTTAACGAATTTGAACTACCTCAAGGTGATTATAGAATCCAAATTGATTTTTTAAATCAAATACAAGTAAGTAACGCATTTGTAATTAAACAAGTTTCAACTTCAAGAAAAGAAGTTAGACTTAAAATATTAGATAAATATCTTACAAATGATAATATTTTCCCTTTTCAAAATTTACTTTCTCCTGATGGTGTCTATCAATTTAAACATTTCCTAAACATTGGAACTGGTGACCACATTCCAATAATGAATTATGCATTTGATAAATTTACAGATGGTCAAGATAATCAATCCATTATATTAAAGCTTTATGATGCATTACCAACAAATATTGGTAATTTAAAAATGGTTACAATTGAAGAAGAAGTTTTAACAACACAAATTCAAGACATATTTTATTTTTCCGATGTACCTGATGTTTTCTTTGGTGATGGATTAATTCCACAACCACAAGAAGATTGGATAAATCCTGATGGTAATGATGTGGAGTTTCAAAACTATGATGAATTAAGTGGTTCATTGGATGACATTGTGTTGGATAGTTTAATTTCAGAATCTCAATACAATTATCCAAATCTTAATACGGATTTTAGTGAATTTGAAAATCATACATTCTTTGGTTCTGCTAAAAAGAAATTAGAAAATTTTAAAACAAAAGTAGAAACCATTCAAGGATATTATTCCGAAATATCAAGTTCATTAAAAATATCATCTTCAATTGAAGGTGATTCATCATATATTGTTCAAACAAGAAAAAATTTATTTAAAAAAATAAATGATGAAATAAAAACATTTACACCTTATGAAAGATTTTTATACTATGATGGACAAAGTGAAACAACTGCTTCTGCTCCTGGATTGGGTAAAAATTATGCTAGTTCAATTCCTGTAAATCAAAGAGATGATGATAATTTTGAACAATTAAATGGACATGATGGTTTTAATGTTGTTTATAAACATTCAGACAATAGTTCTGATAAAAACTTTTTATTTAAAAAAAATTATTTAGTACACAATAAACCATTTTTTAATTACAGTGGTTCAATTTATTTATCATTTATATTAAAAGGTACTGATGATGTTGTAATAAACACTCAAAACGTACAAAAGTTTTCTAATCCAAATGATGGTGGTTCTAATGGATTTGGGTATCCTTTACCCCATGATACAAAATATATAAACAATATTTCCAAACCTGCAATGTCAGGTAGTGAATATCAAAGGTATGTTTTACAAACATCACATTCTTACTTTGTACCAAATACCACAAATAATGATATGGTGGATTTAAGTTTTGATGATGGTGATTTTAATGTTGGTTCATCAAAAATTACAATTTTAAATGAAACACCAAAAACAGGTTCATCTCAAATAGCTGACTCGACTGGTAATTATCCAATGACAGTCATAACAGAATCTGGTGTTTTCTTTAAAGGTTCAGTAATGCCCGCAGGTGAATTATTTAGAGTAAATTATTCCGTAACAGATTCAGAAGTAACTCAATCATTTATTACAGATGTTAAAGTAACATTGAATGACCCAAGTGATGTATTACCATTTGATAATATTTATCACACAAGTTCAACAGAGTGGACTAATTGGTACAATGGAATGATTGACTCAGCTTCAACTTTTGATACTGATAACATTCATTCATTTGAAAACAATCTACCTCTTTATATTCAAGACAGTTCTGAATACAATGATATGAAAGACTTTTTGAATCTACAAGGTGAACAATATGATTTAATTAGAAACCATATTGATTCAATGGGAACAATTCATAAAAGAGGATATAAGAAAACCGATTCACCACCAACCAACACATTACCAATGTTATTATCCAATATGGGTTGGCAAGCTATTAATCCATTTACAGGTAGTTTAACTGATACATTAGGTAGTTATTTAAGTAGTGTGACTACAATTGATGATATTAAAAACAACACTTGGAGAAAAACTCTAAACAATTTATTATATATTTATAAATCAAAAGGAACAAAAAATTCAGTAAGAGCATTATTAAATACATATGGTTATCCACCTGATGTATTGGAGTTTCAAGAGTTTGGTGGTTCAACTGAAGAATCAAACCCAAGAGTTTTCTTAAATACAGCACCAAGTGGTAGTGGTGTTGATTTATCTTTAAGTAGACAAAGTGGAAGTTTTTCATTTACAACGAAAAAAGAAAGACTTTACAGATATATTTTTAATGGAAAACAAGACAGAGTTTTAAATCTTGATTGGTATATGGATAGTGCTGATATTAATTCACTTGAATTTATTTACAAACATGTCAACACAACACAAACACAAACTATTTTAGAATCAAGTGGAAGTGGTAATGAAACACTTTGGGATTTAAGATTAGTTCCAAGCACTGATGGAATTAGCTCATCCTTTGAATTTAGATTAAGTACAGCTAATAGTGGTTCTAATATAGGAAATGATTTAGGAAAAAGTTCAATTTCAATGTCCACATCTTATGAAAAAATTACTAATGGACAACTTTGGAATGTTATGTTACAAAGAATGACATCAAGTGTTAGTGGTAGTGGAACTAATGAATACAGATTACACGCTGCATTACAAGATGGTAATACAATTGAAACATATAATTATGTAACAATGTCTGTAAGTGGTGGATTAACCAACACTTATGTAACTGGTGGTGATGTGATGACAAGTTCAGTTCATGGATTAGCTTATTTTGCTAATCAAAACTTTGTGGGAAGTGGTTCAAGACACCATTTATCATCATCTAATTTATTTGTTGGAGAGGTGTTTAGTGGTTCATTAGCACAAATAAAAGGTTGGTCTACTGCACTAAGTACATCTAAATTTAGACAACATGTATTGAATAAATTTTCTACTGTTGGTAATACAATTGAATCGTATAAAGATGAATTAGTTTATAGTTTTAAATTAAATGAAAATTATTCCTCTGCGTCTGTTTCTGCATCTGGACAAAATTTAACAATTGTAGATTCAGCACCAACGACCACTTATTCAGATTATTCAATTGAGAAAGCTGGTACGTTTTTTACAGGTTCATTTATTTATGGATTTGATTTAATACAAGTTGTTAAATTACCTTTACAAGATAATTTTAGTAAACCAAATAACAACACTGTTTTAATAAATCCAAGAAGAAACATAGTTGGTGATTTAAGTCCAATTCAATCGGCAGTAATACCTTTAAGTGTAGAAAATAGTAAACCATTGTTTAAAACTTCACCGAAGTTGGAATTATATCGTTCACCACAAACATTTGTTGATAATTTTATATTAGATAATTTAAGTGGATTTAATTTAGAAACATTGTATGGTAATCCACTTAACTACTATTCACAATCATACAATGAGTTTGATACATTTAGAAATGATTTCTTTGATGCACATCCAATAGAAGTTGATGTGAATAAATTCATCAGAGCTCACGAAAGTATGTTTAATCATTCAATTATCGAAGGTGTGAAATCAATAGTTCCAGCTCGTTCAACATTTAGTGATAGAAATTCTAACTTTGGTGTAGAGATAAGACCAACTATGTTAGAAAAACAAAAATATGAAAATGAAGAACATAGTATTGAAGTTAATCCAAATACAGCCACTGGTAGTATAAATCCAGTAGTATCATCACCAACCTCTGAACGTATATTACCAAAATCAGGTTCTATAAGTGTAAACGCTAATGAAAGTGGTAGTTATGAATTACCACATACGGCTTCTTTATCACCATCACCTGAAACAATTTCTAATTTAATTTTACCAAAATCAGGTTCAATTAGTACTCAACCAACTTACAATGGTTCAACTGTGGTAACATCATCTGATGGAACAATTGATTACGCTTCAATAGCAAATGAATCTTTTATAGACATTCATAAAAATTGGGGTACTGACGCAGATGATACATATTTTATAAATTACTTTGATAGTGGTTCGGATGGTAAAAATAATACATATCACATCGATACAAGAACTATTTTCCACACCATAGGTGACCACGAATATTACTCTGCTTCGAAAGGTAACTCTTCTACATTTACTGATTCTTCAAGATTTTATAGTAGATTAATTATAAATGATGATTTTCACGCAAATGCAATTTATGATGGTAAAAGTTACGGAACAGGTTCAGGAATTGTAAATGGAAGAATGATGGGTAAAACAAGATATTTTACAACAGATTCAGATGGTGAAATTATTTTACCATCAAATCACATTACTAAATTTAGTTATCCACTAAAAGAAAGAATGATTAAAGGAACACAAAATACAAATCCAGGTATTTTAAATGTACGATATGAAGACTATTCAAGTGCTTCATTTTACAGAGTTAAAGTAACAGGTGGTGAAAATCAAATTAGAGTTCAAACAGGTACTCCAAGTATAGATTCTAATAATAAAATAATATACTAATTTAAAATTGAGTATTTTTTCATTTTATTTATATTTATATATGAATTAAAGTATTTCTAAATTAGGAGAAAATAATGGGATATTTAGATAATTCATCAATTACAGTTGATGCAGTCTTAACAAAAAAAGGTAGAGAGATTTTAAAAAATGGTGGTAATTTAAACATTACTTCATTTACAATGTCAGATACAGGAGTGGATTATACACTTTGGAATCCAGACCACCCAAGTGGTTCAGCTTTTTATGGTGAAGCTATTGAGGATTTACCAATGTTAGAAGCTAGTGTTCACGCTGAGTACAATCTAAGAAATAGATTAATATCATTAAATCAAAACACAGTTGCAGTTCCTGCAATTCAATTAAATAATTTAGATACATCTGATGGAAGTTTGTTAACACTTGAAGATGGTAACTCTAGTGTTAGAGTTGGTGTTGATTTAGTTGGTTATACATCAACTGGTGGAGCAACATTAAATGGATTTGAATACTATTTTGTAATTCAAGACCCATCAATTGTTTCAACAAATGCTTCATTGATGCAAAATTTAAGTGGAACAAGTCAACAATTTTTACAAGAACAAGACATCCCATTTGCTCAACAATATGGATTTAATGGTAACGCATTTGATATGAATGCAATTCAACAAGACACCACAGGTAAAGAAACAAATGTTTATGTAGTTCACGTTGAAACTGGTGCATATAATTCATTTAGAGTAGTAAACAATGTTACTAAAAATCTAAGAGCAATAAGAACACAAGTAATAAGTTAGGAGATTTATAAATGGCAATCGCAGGTGGAAATATAATATTAGATTCAACAGAGGGAATGGATAAAATATCACAAACTGAAAAAGTAACCTCACCTTATCATTCAGATGGAAGTTCAATATTATTAGCAACTAATATAGTTACATCATCTAATTTAACATCAACAAATGAATCATACTTTTTTGGAATAGCTAATTCTTCAACTGCTGCAACAGAGGAGTGGAACATAGCGTTTGGTGACACGGAAGGACACGGTGCATTAGTTGAAGCAGACACAAAATCTGAAACAGAGGCCATTTATAAACAATATGCTGGATTACTTTTAGCTCCTACGGAAGTAACTGGTGGATTCTTTATTTCTTCTCCTGCTAGTAATGGTGCTTTATCAAGTGGAAAAGATAAAGAAATATTTGTTCTAAGTGCAAGACGTTCTAATATGAAAGATAGATTGAATAAAGGAACTTGGACAGTTGTTTTATCAGGTAGTGATGCAAACGGAAAAGCTGGTTCAGGTCCTTTATCTTTAACTGATGATAGTGCAAATGATTCACCAACTGCAACTCCTGTTGGAGATAGATACAATATCGTTAGTGGAGCAGCTGGAACAATAGTTAGTGAATCAACTGCTAGAAACTTTGGTTTCTTCTACCCTGATATGGGAATATTAGTATTCAGTGCAGCTGAGTTATCAGCTTCAATACCTTCTCATACAGCTGCTTTAAATAAAGACAAACCAGTTCAGTTTGGACCGGCAACAGACGCTACTGCGGTGTCACAAAGTGGTTTTACAACTTCTGTAAGTCAATCAGCTAACCAAAATACAGCTTTAAGATTTTTAAATTGTTTAAAACCAAATGGTGCTAAACTTGATTTTAGAGATGAAGAAGACCAAGTAAGTGCTCAATATTTTTGTAGAGTTAGAAGTGGACAAATGAACTTTTCAAATAATCCAACATTTGTTTCAGGTTCTTTAAATGAGTTAAGACAAAAAACAATGAGAAGTAACCCAACAACATTCATTACATCGGTTCAGTTATATAATAACGCTGGTGAAATGGTAGCTGTTGGTAATCTTTCAACACCATTGAAGAAAAACTTCCAATCAGAAGCTACGATTAAAGTTAAACTTACTTATTAAGATGGGTTGTTATGTCCAATGTATTCGGAGAAATTGATAAATCATCAACACTAATTGAGAGTAATGTTACTAACTACACTCACAACCTTACAACGGCTTCTAGTGGTGTTCAATCAATAAAAATAGTTTCAGGTTCAATAAATAGTAATTATTGGGAATCCTTAAATGTTTTGTTTTATACAAGTGGTTCACCACAATATGGTGATGAACATAAATTTGGTGCACCTTCAAGTAACTTATCAATTCAACCAACTCGTGGTGAACAATTTTTAACTAAATATCACAATTATCCAAGTAGTTCAATTATACAAATACCATCTCAATACTATGGTGAAAAAATAAAAGAAGGTTCTTTTACATTTACAGACTTAAATAATCCTGACAATAGTGGTAACAATCCAATAATTAGAGATGATGGTAGAGGTAATTTATATTCTACAAATGCTCACCACTCACAAAGTACAACAGCTGTTTCATCGTCTGATAATTATGTTGGTAATATATTTTATGATAAAGGTTTAGCAGTAATTACAGAAACAGGTTCTTGGAGTGGAAGTGTAGATTATTCAGATTTAGCCACAAACTATACATTAAAATTTGATTCACATCACACAATTACAACACACGAGTATAATGTTACTTTATTACCACAAGATTATAATTTAACAATGAATTATTCAATAAGAAATGTTTTGAGTGGAAGTTCTGAACCAGTGACTTTAGGAACACAATATGTAGCATCAACTTTTTCAAGTAGTGCTTGGCAACCATACATTACAACAATAAATTTATATCAAGATGGTGATTATGATACACCTGTGATTCAAGCCACTTTACCAAGACCAGTTAGAAAAAGTGATAAGATAAATACAAGATTTAAAATAAAATTAGATTTATAGGAGACAAATGGTTTCATTAGGATTAGATGCATCGACAACTTGTGTCGGATATGCATTCACAGAAGATAAGAAGATTCTCGATATGGGATTCATCGACATCAAAAAAGAAAAAACACCCAAAGATAAAGTTGAAAAAGTTCTTGGATTTTTACACGAAAGTCCTTATATTGATACTGTTACTGATATTAACATTGAGGATAATTTATCAGGTTTTGCTGGTGGAAGAACTTCACAACAAGTTATTATCAAGTTAGCTAAATTTAATGCAATACTTTGTTTTATGTTAGAAAACTTTGATTATAAGGTTCATAGTATAAATCCAATGACTGCTAGAAAAAATGTATTTGGAGTAGCTAGAGTCAAAGGTATAAAAGCAAAAGATTTAGTGAAATCAAAAATAGAAGAAATGTATAATACTTCTAAATGGTGTAAAGAAACAAAAACAGGTTTATGGGATAAAAGAAATATTGATATGTATGATGGATTGGTTATGTCACTTTTTGAAAAAAAAGCTTGATTATTTCCTAAATTCTTCGTATATTGTCTTAAATGTATAAATACGAATTAGTTAAATTATTAGAAAAAGTTTTATATCCAAGTTATGAGATGAAAGGTGGGGAACACGCTTTCCATTGTCCTTTCTGTAATCATCACAAGAAAAAACTACAAGTAAACTTTGAAACACAAAAGTGGCATTGTTGGGTTTGTAATGCTGGTGGACATAAGATTGGTATATTGCTTAGAAAGATAAACGCACCTAAACAAATCATATCAGAGGTATTGAAAATACTTGGTGATTATAAAGGTGTCAAACACGAAAAAGATGAAAAGACAGAATATAATGTTTCATTACCACAATGTTATCAACCACTTTGGAAACCATCAAAAGACCCATTGTATACAAATGCAATCAGTTATTTGAAAAGACGAGGTATTGGTGGTATAGATATATTAAGATATTCTATGGGTTATTGTTCGTCTAATGGTTATGCTAATCGTATCATTATACCAAGTTATGATTGTGATGGTAAATTGAATTATTTTATAGCAAGGGATATGTTTCCTAATTCAAAGTTAAAATACAAAAACCCACCGATGTCAAAAGATACAGTGTGTTTTGAAATGTTTATAAATTGGAATGAACCTATTGTTTTAGTAGAAGGTGTGTTTGATGCTATTACAATTAGAAGAAATGCTATACCTTTATTAGGTAAGTTTCCAAGTAAAACATTGGTTATGAGATTAGTGGAAAAGAATGTAAAACAAATATATGTAGCATTGGATGAAGACGCAAGACAAGATGCAATTAAGTTATCCAAGTTTTTAATGGATTATGGGATTTCTACATACTTATTAAATATGAAAGACAAAGACCCATCGGAATTAGGTTTCACAAAATTTTGGGAGTTACTCAACTCAACACAACAATCAACATTTTCAGATATTATAAAAGGCAGATTATATGGTTAAAACAATTGCTCACTTAGCAGATATTCATATTCGTAAATTACATAGGTTTGTGGAATACAGACAAGTATTTAAAAAACTTTACAAACAATTAAAAGACTTAAAACCAGATGTGATTTACATTGGTGGTGATGTGGTTCATGGAAAACTTGATACATCACCTGAAGAAGTCAGAATGGTTGCAAACTTCTTTTTAGAATTATGTAAAATAGCTCCTACGATTATCATACCAGGTAATCACGATTGTAATCTAAACAATAAATCAAGAGAAGATACACTTTCACCTATTGTGGATTTGGTACAGAAAATAACACCTAATTTACATTATTGGAAAAAAACAGGTGTTTATACAATGGATAATGTGGACTTCGCTACATTGTCTATTTTTGATATTGATAAAGAGGGTAAACAAAGAACGGATACAATGCCTTCACCTGATAATCATAGAGAACAAACCAAGATTGCTTTGTTTCACGGTGGAGTAGATAAACACTTTTATGATAATGGATTTCAAGTTCAAGATGATAGGGTGACAAATGACACATTTGCTGGATATGATATGGTATTGTTGGGTGATATACACAAAAGACAATTCTTGAATGAAGAAGAAACTATTGCATATCCAGGTTCATTGATTCAACAGAATTATTCAGAAGAACCAAGTCATGGATTTCTATTATGGGATGTAGAGAAAAGAAAAGCTACATATCATCAAGTAGAGAATGATTATGGGTATAAAATATTAAATGTGGTGGATGGTGAAATACAAAACTCAACAACTGGTAAACCATTTGAATTAACATTTATGCCACCTAAAGGTAGAGTTAAAATTAAATTTACAAACACTACATTGGAACAAATTAAAGATATTCAAATCGGTTTAAGAAAACAATATCCAAAGTTAAAAGAAATAGTAACTGAAAGACAAGATAATATATCCATTGGTGATGATAGAGAGAATAAATTAGACATTGGTGATGTAAGAGATGTTAATTATCAGAATGAATTAATTGAAGATTTCTTGAAAAGAAATGTTGATGGTATTGATGAAGCTACGATTAAAAGAGTTCAAGATATAAATGATATGACGAATAATTCACCAGAAATCTACGATGGTGATATTACAAGGAATGTGGATTGGAAAATAAAATCATTTGAATTTGATAATATGTTTTGTTATGGTAAAGGGAATAAGATTGACTTTACAAAATTAGATGGAACGATTGGTGTGGTTGCTCCAAATCATAGTGGTAAGTCGGCTATAATGGACGCTATTGCATATACAATCTATGATGTTTGTTCAAGAACCAATAGAGCGTTGGATGTAATGAATAAAAAGAAAACCACTTTCAGAGCTAAGTTGAATTTAGAAATCAATGGTATGGATTATTGGATTGAAAGAGATGCTAAATACAAAAGAGTGAATCATAAGAATGGTAAAGTATCTCATCAATGTCCAGTAAAGGTTAAGTTCTATATGATAGATGATTCAGGTGAAGAAGTGGATTTAAGTGGAGCAGCCAGATTCAACTCCACATATGGTACAGGTACAAACGAGGAAATCAAGAAAGTGTTAGGAACATTTGACGACTTCATTTTAACCTCGTTATCACTACAAACCAATGGAATGAACTTCCTTGACAAGAAACAAGCCGAGAGAAAAAAAATTCTTTCCACTTTTATGGACATTGAGGTGTTTGAACAATTGGAAACCATCGCTAAATCTGATTCCAATGAAGAAAGAATTATGTTACGACAATTTCAAAAGAAAGATTCCTATAAAGAGATTGGTGTAATTAATCAAAGAATAGGTGAATTGGAAAAAGATGAACAAGAGTTTAAAACTAAAGACGAAACCATTGGTAATACATTATTTGAATTAGAAGATAAAAAAATAGAGCTGGTTAGAAAACTTTATAAAATAGATGAAACTTATGATATAGAAGAATTACAATTAAATAAAAGTAATTTAAATACCGAAAAGTCTAATATTGAAACACAATTAAAAGATGATTTGGAATATAAAGAACAATTACGTCCAATGTATATGGATTATCATAAAAAGTTATCTGAAATCGATGAAGAGAAAATACAAGAAGATTATGAGAATTGGAAAGAATCAAAACAATATTTAACAGAATTAGAAAACAAAATAAAATTAAATGAATCTAAAACCAAGTCTTTAAATCATCACAATCAAGATTTAATGAAATTTACATATGATGAGAATTGTGAGTTTTGTATAAAAAATGGTAAAGAACAAATACACGAACAAGAAGAAATACAAAATAAAATAAAAGAATTATTTGATGAACATTCTAATCTAACAGCACTTTATAAAAAGACAGAATATTCATTACAGAAGTTAGGAAATGCTGATGAACGAAATCGTGAGTTTAAAATATTCTCTGAAGAATTGAATCAAATACAACACGATGCTGTAAAGATTGGTGGAAAGATTTCCACACAAGAAAGTAGATTAAAACATATTGAATCAGATTTAAAAACAATAGAATCCAATATAACAAGATACTATGAATTGGAAGAAAAAATTGAAAACAATAATAGACTAAATGATGAAATATCTACTTTAACTACTCAAATATCTAATCTACAATTGGAAGCTATAGATATTGATAAACAATATAAAAAAGTTCTTTCCACATTATCAGTAGCTAAAAACCAAAAACAACAAATAGAAGATGATATACAGAAACTTGTTGATATAGAACAAAAGATATTGGATTATGATTTATACTTAATGGCTTTATCCAAAGATGGTGTTCCATATGAATTAATATCAAAAGCTATTCCATCGATTGAAAGAGAAATCAACAATGTATTGGAAAATATGAATGCAGGTTTTCATATTGAATTAGAGATGAAAGATAAAATGATTGATGCCTTTATATGTTATGGTGAGGATAAATGGAATCTTGAATTATCATCGGGTATGGAAAGGTTTGTTTCATCATTAGCAATTAGAATAGGATTAATCAATGTATCAACATTACCTCGTCCTAACTTCATTATTGTAGATGAGGGATTTGGTGCTTTGGATTCAGACAATATTGCTAATATGCAAGGAGCGTTTCAATACTTGAGAACTCAATTTGATTTCACTATGATTATTACTCACTTGGATACGATTAAAGATTATATGGATACATTGATTCCAATTAATGTAAATAATGGATTGAGTAAAGTGGTGATGAATTAGAGTTTTAAAATTCTATCTGTATCTTTTGGTTGGTTTTTAAAGTAGTCAAATAATATTCTTGATATGTTGGCTGATATGGTTAATCCTCTTGACTTACTATCAACAATTAGTTTCTCATCTATTCCATATGAGATTGATATTGACCTTATTTTCTTTTCCATAATAAATTCCTCTATTTAATAATAATTATTAAGAATTATTAAAAATCAAAAATATAAATTAATATTATTTTCTTCTTTGATATTTATATATGAAATATTATATGGAGAAATCAATGGCTTTTCCACCAGAGTTCAGTAGTACTGCGACATATGCAAATCGATATGATTTAGATGAAGCGAGTGTTTTTCTTGAAGGTAATGCAAATAATCCAATGTTTTTTTCAATAGATGGATTACCTGACCAATTATCATTTGGAAAACACTACTTTAATTTATCTATTTTAGATTCAACAAATCAAGATTATGATTTAACACCAAATAGTCGTATATTGTTTGAATTTAAATCAATAAATAATGTCGTGTTGAAATCAGATGTTAGTAATTTAAAACAAAGAAATGGTGTAGCGACTTGTTTTGTTGAAGTATTAAAAGACCCATTAAGAACATTTAAAGAGGTTGAAGATGGTGAAGGTACTTTAACCATTGTTGCAAGTTTACAAAATAAAAGAGGTCGTGGACAAATAATACCTACTGAGTTTAGAAATGCTATAAATTATAGATGTATTTTTCCAATTCAAATAAGAAAAAATTTAATCAATGCTGACTCACCAAGAGTGTTACAATCTAAACACGAATTAAAAACATCATTAGGTAATTTTTCATTTTCAAAAAATAGTGTGACAACTCGTAAAAATTCAATTACTGGAACACTTTATGATGTTAAAGGTATAGCTACTAACATACCAAAAAAAGGTAAGGCGAAGTCATAATGCCAAGTTACGATTTTAGAATATTATTAGAAACCGTTGAAGGTAATAAATCATCTTATTACAGTAGTTCATTTGTTAATACATCTGTTGATAATTTTAGATTAACCTCTACACAAGTTTATCATAGAATTACAGGTTCAGTTTCTGCTTCTTATCAGAATGAAACGATTTTTAGTGGTAGTGACATTAATACAAGTTTCACATTTAAAGATAATAATTTATTAAGTGCTTCATTAAGTGGAAGTGAAGACACTGGTTCAATTGTGTTTACAGCATTGGATTCAGATTATGATAGATTATTAAGATATAAATTCATAGGTGAAAAAGTAACTAATGTTTTAGGATTACCAAGTGACCAGTGGATTTATGTTGACCAAGTTAGATTACCAGTAGATGATGAAGCAAATGTATTTCAAGGTAATGCTAATTTAGGTAATGTAGTTATTACTGATAATTTAACATTTGCAGGTGGTTCTAATGTTAATTCTGATGTTCCAATCCTAATAGATACAGCTTCGGATAGATATATAAAATTCGTAGATGAAAGAGGTATTTCAGAAGTAGCATTACGAATGGGTTATGATGTAGATACAGATATTTATGAAATAACTGGCTCTCCTGATTTTACTTTTAACATTGGTGGGATTAATAACGCAGATATAACAAATATAAGTGGAAACATAACCGCTAGTGGATTTATATTTTCTAAAGATACCGATGGTGGTGATTCTGTAATAACAATAGAAAATACAAATACAGATACTGGAAGTGTAATTGATGGAAACAATAAAGGCGCTGGAGTTGAATTTAAACATTATGATTCTGCGGGAAATAGTAAAAATGCTGGTAAAATTATTGCAAGTAAAGATAATACTTATGCAGCTGGTGGTGTTCCCGGTTCAACAGAGGATTCAAATCTAAAATTCTTTACAGCACTTAATGGAACTGATACTGAGAGATTAAGAATAGATTCCAATGGATTAGCAATATTTACAGGTGATATAAGTGCAAGTGGTAATTTAATCATAGAAGGTAGTATACAGGCTACTCAAATTACTTCATCAATTGTATCATCCTCTATAATATTTTCAAGTGGTTCAAATATATTTGGTGATGCTGATGATGATACTCACACGTTTAATGGCCACATAACCGCAAGTGGAAACATAAGTGCGAGTGGTGATGTAAAAGCTGGAACATTTACGGCTGTTGGTAATATTAACGCAAACGGAAACATTGTTGGAGATGATGGAACGAATATAACAAATATTGCTAACATATCACTAGATACAATAACAGCTGATGCTAATGGAAATACACAAATTGGTGTTGGTAATACTTCAATAGGTTTTGATGTAGATGGTGAAACAAGACTAACACTTGGTACTACTAAAATTACAGTGGGTGACACTGTTACAGAAGGTTTGTTTGTTGATTCACACATAACCGCAAGTGGAAACATAAGTTCAAGTGGAATAATTACTGGTGAGGGATTAGTTATAAGTGATGACGCTGAAATTGCAGATGATTTGACTGTTAAAGGAACATTACATATAACAAGTTCTACTGACCCTAATTTAATTTTAGAAGACCCAAATGGTTCTAATGTATTAAGATTTAGAAGAACCGACCAAAATAAAAACTTTGACATATCAATGCAAGGAAATGATTTAAGAATTATTTCTACTGATGATGATGGTTCACAAAATGTATTAATAGGTGTTAACGCTGGTGGAACTCCAAGAGACAATAGGTTGGGTTTAGGTGTACCAAATCCTACTGAGAGATTATCTGTATTTGGTAATGTTTCAATAAGTGGTTCAGGAATGGGCCACATAACCGCAAGTGGAAATATAAGTGCAAGTGGAACAATCATAGCAGAACAACTAACAACTTCAGATGACTTAACCGTTGGTGATGATATATTTCTCTCTGATAGTATAGTACATAGTGGTGATACTGATACCAACATAGCATTTTCAACTGACCAAATAACTTTTAAAGCTGGTGATGTTGAAATGATTAGACTTGTAGAGGGTTCTAATGATTCTGTTGTTATTAATGATTTAAGTGCTGATGTGGATTTTAGAGTTGAATCCAATAATAATGTGAATATGTTAAAGGTAGATGGTGGAACTGATAAAGTTGGTATTGGAACTGGAGTACCAAATTCAGAATTAACTATACACGGTAGTTTAGATACAAGTGGTTCAGCTGGTCACATAACCGCAAGTGGAAACATAAGTTCAAGTCTAACTGGTTCATTTGGAAGAGTTGGTATAGGTACTGCAAGTCCTGAAGAAGCACTTGATATTACAGACACTTCTAACAACCATCAATTACAATTAACTGCTGCTACAAATATGAACTCAGGAATTAAATTTTCAGATGGTACAGATGCAGATGCAGGTAGTATATACTATTATCACACTGATAAAAGAATGAGATTTTGGACAGACAATACTGAACAAATGAATATATTGGCTAATGGTAATGTTGGTATTGGAACAACAAGTCCAATAGCACCACTGCATGTTTCCACAACAAATACAGATACGGATAATAATTTAGGTGATTTAACCAATCCAAGAGCAGGTATACTTATTAATAATTTAAGTACAGATGCAAATACATATGCAGCTATAGATTTTAGAGCAGGTACACACGATGCTAGAATAGCTGTTACAAATGGTGGAACTAATGTTGGTAATATGAACTTTATAGTTGATAATGGTAATTCTCCGATTGTAGGAATGGCTTTAACTTCATTAGGTAAAGTAGGTATAGGTACTACAAGTCCAAGTGCTCCATTAGAAGTATCGGGTAGTGGTATCACAATTCATAATGGAGGTACAGACGGAGTTTTAAAAATACAAAGATTTAGTGGTGATATTGGACAATTGTCTGCTGCAAACACAAGACTTACATTAAGAGCTTTAAGTAATAAAAATATATCAATTGAAGATGATGCAGGTAATGTTGGTGTTTTTGTAAAAGATGGTGGAAAAGTTGGTATTGGTGCAGATACAACTCCAACAGTAGCATTACAAGTAACAGGTGATATAAGTGCAAGTGGTGTAATAGAAGCACAAAGTCACATAAGTACAAGTGGTGATTTAAGATTAATAGGTGGTGCTAATGATATTATATTTGGAGAACCAGGTGATACGACAAGTCAAAACTATGGTATTAAAACAGATGGTAATTTATTCCTTGATATAGATAAAGATAATGATAACACAGGTAATTTTTTCCAATTTAGAAGTAATCAAGCCAGTACAAATATAATGAGAATGAAAGATACTGGTGAGGTTGGTATCGGAACAACTGCTCCAACAAAAGAATTAGAAGTAGCTGGTGACATAAGTGCAAGTGGTGATATATATGGAGATGAATTATTTTCAAAAGGATATGGTAGTGGTTATCAAATACACATAGATGGTAACGATGGTAGTGGTCCACAAATATTATTTGGAACATATAATGACTCCGACAACTTTATGAGGTTTGGTGCTTTTGGTGGAAAAAATCAAATAGATACAAAAACAAGAGACTTCCATTTATTTGGTTCAAATACAACCACTGGATTTTTCTTTGATGAGAGTTTAGGTAACTTTGGTATTAAAACATTAGTACCATCAGCTAGTTTAGATGTAAATGGTAATCTTCAAGTTCAATCACACATAACCGCAAGTGGAAACATAAGTGCTAGTGGTAATATATTTGGACACTCAGCTTCATTTGATTCAAGAGTTGGTATTGGAGTAAAAGACCCTGATGCTAAACTTGAAATTGTATCAGATGGTGATAGTAGTGCTACAAAAGCATTAGAAATAAAAGATAGTGGAGGAGAAAATTTATTTTATGTAAGAGATGATGGTGTTACAAGTGTAACTCACGGATATTTATTTGTCCAAGCTTCTGCTGGTGCATTCATTACAGGTAAAACAAATGCAAGGGGTGGTGTTACAGATGACCAGGGTGCTTTAGGATTAGGTTCAAGTGGTGATGTGGATGATATGGTAATATCAAGTAGTAATGTTGGTATTGGAACAACAACTCCAGATGAAAAATTAGAAGTTGTTGGAAACATAAGTGCAAGTGGAACTGGTTCATTTGGAATGGTTGGTATCAATACAGCAAGTCCAGCAGCTGATTTACACATCAATGATAGTGGGGGTGAGGCAACATTATTATTAACAGGTCCAGGCAGTAATCCAGCAAATGCAGCTAGTCTTAGATTTTCAGAACAATCAGATGGTAACAACTATGTAGAACTTAAATACGATGGTAGTGCTAATATTTTATCATTTGATAGTAATAATCAAAATGATATGTTGAGTATTGATAGAAGTAATAATAGAGTATTTACAGGCACTTCGACAAAATTAGGTGTGGGAACATCAAGTCCAACATTAGGAAGATTACATATATCAGGTTCAGGAGATGCTAATAATAGATACGCTGCTTTATTCCAAACCACAGGTTCAATAAGTTATTTAAAGTTTGCGGATAGTACAACTGGAGTTGCAGCTGGTGACGGATTTGATATAGGTGCTAATAGTTCAACTGCCTATTTAATAAATAGAGAAAACGCTGCTATGATATTCTCTACCAACAATACTGAAAGAGTAAGAATTTTAGCAGGTGGAAATGTTGGTATTGGAACAACAAGTCCAACAAAACCATTAACCGTTGAAGGTGACATAAGTGCAAGTGGTAATTTAAACATACAAGGTTCAATAACCGCTACATCGATAACATCTTCTTTTGTAACTTCCTCTGTGGTTTTAACAGAAGGTTCAACTCAATTTGGAGATGCTTCAACGGATACTCATACATTTATCGGTAACATAACCGCAAGTGGAAACATAAGTTGTAGTGGTATTATAAGAGTAAATGAAATTAGAGATAATTTTAATTCAAGTCATTTAACTATTAGACCTGATGGTAATTTAAATTTAGGAACAGCGGCTTCAGATGAAATTAACATTGGAAGACAAAGTGGAACTTGTGATATAAATATCTATGCAAATACTTCAACGGTAGCTGCGAGATTTGTAACAAGTACAATAACTTTTAATCATCCAATAACTGCAAGTGGAAACATAAGTGCAAGTGGAGAAATAGCAGGCCTAAGTTTAGATATAAATGGAACATCAAATTTTGCTGATGATATTACAATAGCTGGAGGTAAAAAAATAAAAGTAACTCCTGGAAGTGATGCTACTGGTTCAATACTTTCATTGGCTAATGACCAAGATGTTTTATTCTCATCACAAAACGATAGTGCTGGTGGTGACCCACAACAATTTGTTTTAAAACATAATTTAGGTGATACTGAATTAATTAATAGAAGAGGTGATTTAATTTTATCAGCTTCAACTGATAGAGTTGGTGTAGGAACAAATGCTCCAACATACGCATTGCATGTATCAGGTTCAGAATTAAGATTACAAAAAGCTGGAAATGATGCTATCATAACATCAAGAACTGATGGAGCAGGAGCTTACTTTATAGCTGACTCACAAAATGCAAATTATGCTGGATTCCAAATCAATCATGGTGGAAGTGGTGCGTGGTTTCTTGGTGGATATAATTCAGCTGATTTTAATATTGTTGATGGTAATCGTAATGGTGGTTTCAAACAATTCGTTGTAGAAAACTCAACTGGTAATGTATCAATACAAACAGGTAGTTTAAATTTGGTAGGACAAGCTGGTGGTCACATAACTGCAAGTGGTAATTATAGTGGTTCTGCAGCTTCAACTTTTAGAATTGGTGGAAAACTAATTGCAGGTTCTAAATCATTTGTAATTCCGAGACCAGATGGTGGTATGTTAGAATATGGTGTTTTAGAAGGACAACAAAATGATGTATTTTTCAGAGGTGAATTAAAAGGTGATAATGTTATTCACTTACCGAAAGAATGGGAATGGTTAGTTGATGAAAATACAATTACAGTTCAATTAACAAGTATTGGAAAACACCAAGAATTGTTTGTTAAAGAAATTAAAGATAATAAAATATTTATAGATATAAATGGTATGTTTAAAACAAAACAAGATATACATTGTTATCATATCATACACGGAACAAGAAAAGATATAGAATTAATAAGGAATTATCAATGATAATAAAAATAAATTATAATAAATCAACAAAACAAATAGTGGTTTCAAATGATAATAAACAAATATTATTATCAGTAACGGATTCTACAATTATTGATACTGATGATGAGTTATCATTTGAAATAGCAGGTGATTTATCATCATTTCAAGATATGTTAACACCAAACCCAATGGATGAGATGGAATAATGGCAGCTTTAACATCAGCACAATCAGGTAATTTTACAGCGTCAGCGACTTGGGGTGGTTCAACACCTGCAGATGGTGATACTTTCACTATTGCAGCTGGACATAGTGTTACTTCAAGTACAGTAGATATGCCAACAAATGGATATGGTGATATAACTATTAATGGTTGTTGGTCTTTACAAAGTGGAAGTCAATTTAAACTTAATGGTAGGGCTACGGTTTTTGGTGGTGAATCAAATTATTTTACAGAAGGTGAATCCGATTCAGCTGGTAAGTTTGAAATGAAAGCAGATACTGAGTTAGTTTTAAAAGGAACAAATTCAGAACAACATGCTATATGGTGTGAAACACAAACACGAACTCAAGTTATTTGTGAAGGTACGGATAAAGCTTTAACTACAGTTATAAGTTGTTCAAATTATATTGATTATAATCAAGATTTTTTACCTGTAGCTACAGCTTCTAATTTTGTAGAGGGTGATTGGATTTCTGTGTATTCAAGATTTACAGGATATAAACATAGTGACGATGAGAGTTTTATAGTTCATGATACTGATACAACAACAGGTGCAAACAAAATTTATTATAGACAATTCGTATCTCCAACTGCTACAATTCAAGGATTCAAAGGTTTAAGAACAATAGTGGTGGATAACGCTAAGGTATTTAGAGCTGGATATAAAATAATATTCGGAACAGGTGATAATAGAAATGTAGTATCAATAGTTGGAATTAATTTTAATTTAAATGAAATTGTAGTTGACGCTAATGTAACATCAGCAACAGCTTTAGTAAATTTAATAGGTTTGACAATTTACCAAACAGGAAATGAAAGAAGACATTTAAACGGACACGGAAAAGATTTACTTACGGATACTTCACCAGCGACAAACCAACTTTTTGCTGCAAGTGGTTCACAAGTTAGAAGAAATGCAACAACTTTAACAACTGCTATAACATCAGCGGATTCAACAAATCAAATTGTAATTGGGAACGCTTCAGATTTATCAGTTGGTGATGAGATTTTAATTGATGTAAATAATGACACAGATACGAATTGGGACTATGATACTAAATATACAATCACTGCTATTTCTGGAACTACATTAACATTAGATGACCAAGTTAGATATACTCATAAAGTAGGAAGTTTAATTACAATTCTCACAAGAGATTGTGTTATTCGTTCTGAAGATGCAGATGATAGGGTTTTTGTTTATATTGAGAATTGGACTACGAGCACTAATGCAGCCTTTACGCGGCGTATTAGGTTTAAGGATGTGCAATTCAAAGGATTGGGTGGTAATACGGGTAACAACTTTTACAGAGCTGGATTCTGTGTAGCTGGATACAATGGTGGATTAGACCCTGACAATACAGGTAATGGATTAAACTATGGGTTTCAAACAGAAGTAACAAATTGTACTTGGGATGGTAGTGAATGTAATGCTACATCAAGAACTTATATGGGTATGATGTTTAGAAGTACTTGGGGTTTTGAAGCAAGGAATCTTGTTTCTTATGATGGTTATTATAATCTTTACAGTTGGGGTTATGGAGCACATGCAAAATATAATGGTTGTTATGCAACTCGTTCTGAACACACAGGATTTTTACAAGATAACCTTACTGAAGTGTATTGTGAATCTAATTATCATTACATAACAAGAACTGATGATTATGGAGCATTGTTTTATCATTCAAGAGAAAATGTAAATCGTAGAATGTGGATTCTTTTAAACAATGAAAGTAGACCATTTCAAGATTTTTATGGTAATCCAAATCAACTTCTTGATAGATGGTTTATGGATGGATTTAGATATTGGCCTTATATTTCAGATTCTAGCCCTCCTGTTCAATTCTTGGATTCACATGCAAAAAACAGATGGGATGCAACAGCACCTGATGGAACTGGACAAGTTTATTCTAATTATGTTTCAATGAACTCACATCCAAGAGGTGAGTGGGATAGAACAACTGGAATTATGACAAAAGCTATTTGGCAAGAATTTAACCACGAAATAGATGGATTGGCTATGCAAATAGGACAATGTTTAGCGGAGTGGATTAACGATGGTGGTTATTGGAAAGTAAGATTTGGAAACGATAGTGCGGCCGGTTTTATGGATAGTGTATATGTTCCACCAAGAACAACTGTTAGAATATCTGCAGAAGTTCAATCCGTAGGAACAGATGGTAGTTTTAATTATCCAAGATTAACTGCTAGAATGAGTGGTGATTATAAAAGAGGTAGATATAATCTTGGTGAATATGATTCAACAAGTTATACAAGTACCAATCGTCCAAATCCAAACAAAAGTGTAGGATTTTTAGAAGATATAGGATATGATAATGGTAGTATTGGAAGTTTTCAAGAAAAACAAATAACTATACAACCACAAGATTGTGGATTTTATTTAGTCTATGGTGTAAGAGGTAGTAATACAAATATGAGAGAAGAACACTTTTTTATCAAAGACCCAATTGTTAGATTTGATAAAGGTCCTTTGGGAGCTGTTAGGGAAGATAGAAACACCGATAGACGAGTTTCTGTGAGAAGTAATTTTACACAAGTTAGAAAAAGAATTAGTGGGAGAATATAAATGGCTAAAGATGTATTGATAACACCGTTAGATGGAATAATACAATTTTCAAGTTCAGCAGGGACAGGAACAGGACAAGTAAAAGTTGATGGTGATGATTTAGTTATTAGTAATGCGATTGGTGATGTATTGTTGGGTGATGGTGCTTCTGATGTTTTTATTGGTAATGGAACTGATAATGTAGATATTGTATTTGAACAAAATGGTGAAATTAGAGATGATGGAAGTGGTAAAACAATTACTATTGGTAGTAAAACCACAACATTAATATTATCAAGTTCTTCAGATATAACGATGCAAGGTGGTGGTGGAAATGTTGGTATCGGAACAACAAGTCCAAAAGCTGAATTACATGTAGAGGGTACAATAAGTGCAAGTCTCACTGGTTCATTTGGAAAAGCGACCATTGGAACACCCACACCTTCTAATTCTCAAACACAACTTACGGTTAAAGGTGGTGAGGGTGGTGTTGCAATGGCTCATTTTGAAAGAACTATTGGTGGAACTGGTATTATTAAGATAAATTCAAATGCATCAGAACCACAAATTCAATTCAAAGCAGATAATGATAATGAAAGAATGAACATTGGTGTTGAAAGAGCTGGTGGTGCATTTGTTATAGCTAGTGGTAGTAGTATAGCAGACAAAGAAATAGTTGTTGTTACTCAAGATAATAAAGTAGGTATTAATACAACTGCTCCAACAAAAGAATTAACCGTAGAAGGTGACATAAGTTCAAGTGGATTCATTTCAACTCTATCACACATAACCGCAAGTGGAGATATAAGTGCAAGTAGACTATTTTTAAATTCAGGTACATCAGATACGGTAGCGACTTTCAAAAGTTCAGATAGTACAGCAAGAATACAAATTACAGATGATAATACCACTAATTATATAGTATCAAATACTAACTCGGATAGTACACTTTTATCGTTGGGGGCAAACAATTCCACACACGCTGGAAATTTAAACATTTCATCAAGTGGAGCTGTCGGTATCGGAACAACAACTCCAGGATATGCATTAGAAGTAGTAGGTAGTATAAGTTCAAGTGCTACTTTAATATCAAAAAATATAAATGTTGCTGAAAAAATAGTCCATTTAGCAGATGCAAATACAGAAATACATTTTGAACCTGATAAAGTAACCCACACAGTTGGTGGTGTAGATTTTATTACTATGACAGAAACCACCAATGATACTCTTGCATTTGGTGATGTTGAAACAAGTTTTGCTGGAAACATAACCGCAAGTGGTAACATAAGTGCTAGTGGAACGATAACTGCAAATGCAATAAATGTTAATGGTACTGATGTATTAACTTCTGTAAGTGGTAACACATTCGCAACAGATTTAAAAATCGGTAGGGATGCTGACAATCTAATTGATTTCACAACAGACAATCAAATACAATTGAGAGTTGGTGCTAGTAATGAATTAAAATTAAATACATCAACTTTATTTGCAGGTGCTAATGATGGTTTATCATTAGGTGCAGCTGCTATTGGATTTTCTGACTTATTCCTTGCTGATGGAGCTGTTATTGGTTTTAATAATGGTGAAATACATTTAACACAAACTAATGCAGCATTGGTAATGAGTGGTTCGGGTGCTACAACATTAGAAGTATTGGGTAATGTAAGTGGTTCATCAACATCAACTGGTTCGTTTGGACATTTAGAAGCAACCAAAGCAATGATAGGAAAACATAGTATTTATGAAACAGATTTCCCATCAGCTGATTCAACCTTACACATACACGAAATCGTTAATGATGCAGGTGGTGTAGATTTAGGAAACGAAGCACACATAGTAATTAGCACTGGAACAACTCAAACTGGAGCTCAAGGTTATCAAGGTTCTTTATGGTTTGGAACTTCTGACCACCCAGCCGCTGGTGGAACTGCAAATGTAGGAACACAATTTGTTTGGAGAAATGCAGGGATTGCATCACAGACAAGTGGAGATACTGGTGTTGCAACTGGAAAAGGTAATTTAGAATTTTACACTAATAATGGTTCAGGAACAGCAACTAAAAGATTAGAAATTACAGAGGGCGGAGCAATCAATGCTTTATCACACATAACCGCAAGTGGAAACATAAGTGCAAGTGGAAAACTATTTGCATATGGTGCTGATTTTGGTGACCAAAGCATTACAAATGTTAATCAAATAGACCTTGATGGATTTAGAGCTGATGCAGCTACTAATGTTCAAGTTACTTTAGGTGCATCTGGTGTTGATGTAGTGATGGAGGATGGAGATTCTTTCACAATTAATTCAGGTGAAGTAAATGCAGATTTTACATATTTTGATAGTGGTGAAGCTTCACTTATACACGGAGATGCTGCTTTATCAAGAGTTGGTATTTCGGATACATCACCTGTATCTAAATTAGATGTTGGTGGAGATTTAAATGTTCAATCACACATAACCGCAAGTGGAAACATAAGTTCAAGTGGGGCAATTATTACTGAGCAAATTTATGTTGGTAGTAATATATTTCACAATGGTGATACAAATACAAATATAACCTTTGGAACAGATACCATAACTTTTAAAGCTGGTAATGAAACATTTATAACTATTATTGAAGATGGTTCACAAGACAATATAGTGATTGGTGATGGTGGAGATATTGATTTCCACGTTAAAGCTGGTGGTGATAATACATTGTTTGCTCAAGGTAGTTCTCAAAACATTGGAATTGGAACATCAAGTCCAACATTAGGAAGATTACATATATCAGGTTCAGGTACAAGTGCTAATTATTCTATTTTAGCTCAAACCACTAGTTCTGTAAACTATATGAAATTTGCAAATTCTTCTACTGGTGATGCATCTGGTGATGGATTTGATATAGGAGCAAATGGAACAACAGCTTATTTATTAAATAGAGAAAATGCTAATATGATATTCTCTACCGACGATACTGAAAGAGTAAGAATTTTAGCAGGTGGAAATGTTGGTATTGGAACAACAAGTCCAACAAAAGAATTAACTGTAGCTGGTGAAATAAGTGCTAGTTCAACCATAACAAGTAAAACAGGTTTTGTTGGTGAAATACAAACAACAGGTAGTTATGATTTTCCAGGTGCGATTGTGGGATACACCAACGTAGGTTCAAATTCAGGTCATGCATCTTATACCATAACAACATCTTACGCTGTTCCTGATTCTGAAATGAATGTGGTATTCGTTGTACCAAAAAGTGGTAAAGTTGAAATAATGGTTCAAGTCCAAGTTAATGATACTAGCACTAGTTCTAATACCATCAGTTGTGCATTATCTGATGCTGCTTCATATAATACACTTGGTGCTCAACACGAAGTATCGGCATTTTCACAAGATGAAACTGGTACTGATGTAAAAACCATTAGATGGAGTATTGAAGGATTAACAGCTGGAACAACACTTCAATATTGGTTTGCCGTAAAAGCTAATGTGGGTTCAACAGGACAATCTCTTCAATGGGGTGGAAGTGGAACAGGAAGATTTCCAGACTTTATTATGAAAGCAACAGCTTTACCATCTAATTCAGTTTTCTTATAATAAAAAAGTTGTCTTTCTTAACTTTTATGATATTTATATATGAATAAATTTATACAATTGGAGAACCAACGTGGTTAAATTAAAACAATTATTAGAAGAAGGTGTGTTTGATAAAGGTATCTTGAAAGCCGTTTTTATGGCTGGAGGACCTGGTTCTGGTAAATCCTATGTAGCTGGTGAATTATTCGGTATTCCTAAAAAAATCAATGTATCGGTTAGTGGATTGAAAACCATTAATTCAGATACAGAGTTTGAATTTTTATTAAAGAAATATGGATTTGCAACTTATGGAACAGGTAAATTAGATATTGATAAATGGCCTGATGAAGTGTTTGATGCTATCGCTGGTGGTGATGAAGATTCAGAAACAATGACAGTTAGAAAGAAAGCCAAGTTAATGACTGCTGATAGAAAAAAACAATACATGACAGGTAGACTTGGAATGATTATTGATGGAACTGGTCATAATTATGCAAAACTAAGAAAAGAAAAAGAAAAATTAGAAAAGATGGGATATGATTGTTATATGGTTTTTGTCAATACATCATTAGAGGTTGCGAAACAAAGAAATCAAGAAAGAGAAAGAAGATTACCAGAAGACATATTGGTAAAATCTTGGAAAGATGTACAGAATAATCTTGGTAAATTTCAATCTTTGTTTGGTAGTAATTTTGTAATTGTAGATAATTCAAAGTTTTTAAAACCAAAAGAAGCTCAAGCTAAATTTGGAAGATTGACTAAAAAATATATAGATAAATTTATAAAGAGACCTATTAGAAATGTAATTGGAAAAAAATGGGTTCAACATAATTTGATTTTAAAAGGTAAGAAATAGATTTTTGATATAAAAGGTTACACTAACGATATAACCAGGAGACTGATATGGAAAACGAAATCCAAAATCAGGTTTCATTAATTCTCGGTGAATACGGGTGGTTATTTATAGTTGGTATTTTAACATTACTCTTCCGTTCTACAATTGAAAAACTTGTAGCTGGATTGATGATTTTTATGGGTAATGATTACAATGAAGACGATGTTGTAGAGGTAGATGGAAAACCAGGACGAATTGTTCGTTGTGGTGTGTGGAGTACAACATTCTTTACTTATGATGTAGTGGATGGTATTATCGTAGGCGGAAGTAAATTAGTAATTCAGAATGACAAACTGAAAGACATTAAAATAGAAAAACCTTTACCACTTTTGGATTTGTCAAAATATAAAGTGGATACTTCTTGTGTTGATTTATTAACAGAGTTAACAAGAGTTGTTAAGAAACACGAGAACAACATACAATAGGAGAAAGTAAATGAAAAAATTACTATCTATATTATTAACAACAGCTATCTTATTTGCTAATGAAGGTAGTAATTACTTTGTAGATAACTTTTTAAAGTATTCTACATTCTATACAAGTGTAAGTTTAAATTCACCATTTGAACCAAAACAAAAATTTGACTTCAATCAAGACTTGGGAACATTTGTTGAAACAACAGAAGAAGTTGAGGGTTCATACAATGTTTCATTTGGTATAAGAAAACTTGCAAGGTTTAAATATCAAGCCAAAGGTAAGAACTTTTACGATGGTTCAGAAAAGAACTTATCAGATGTGGCTACAATTGGTAATGTGAGTGGTTGGGAATACTTGGTTAAGTACTCAGCTATTCGTTCTTTTGGTGAAGAGTTTGTAGATACAGAATCTTGGGTTAGATACTTAGGTGATAACTTTGTAATTAAAGGAACTTATGCTAACTTTGGATTAGAAGATTTAGAGTTTGGACAATTAGATGTTAGGTATAGAAAACCACTTGGAACAAGTTGGAACTTCACTGCAGGTGGTAACTTTAGAGGACACCCAGCATATGGATTGTTTCCATTTAATGATTGGTTACAAGGTTCACAAGGACAATGGTGGACATTAGCTTATGAGTATGGATATGATGATGAGTATTGGTTTGATGATTTAAACGACAATGGTGTTCAAGACCCTGGTGAGTTTGGTAGTTATGAATGGTATAATGAAGATGGTGAATTAATTGCAGAAACCGATGATGAGTTTTATGAATACTATTATGGTGATATAATAAATCTTTACAATGAAGAAGAAGTTGATAAACTTGGTTGGCAATATGAGGCTTCATTTGTTATTGGTGTTGATTATTATTTATACAATAAACAATATTGGGTTCATGGTTGGGCTTCAATACTACCAATAAGTAAAGGACTTACGGATTATTCTTTCGTTTATGAAAGTGGTGATATAGATTTTGATATAGGTGTAGTGGCTGGATACAAATTTGATAAAAGTTTTGGTGTATTTGGTGAAGGAAGATATTTAAGATATTGGAGTATTGATTCCTATGAATTAAAAGTAGGATTGAATTACACAGTATTTTAGGAGTTATAGATGAAAATAGGTGAAATATTAGTTCAAAAAGGATATGTAACACAACAACAATTAGATGGTGTGTTGGCTGTTAAAGGTGATGACGCACAAGTAGGACAAGTTTTAATCCAATGGGGATTATTAACACAAGAGCAGTTGATGGAAGCGTTGGACATACAAGCTCCCCCACCTCCACCGCCTCCTCCACCTCCACCACCAGTTCAACCACAACAACCAATGTATCAACAACCACCTGTTGCTCCACCTCCAAGTGCACCAGATTTGACAATGGACAACTTACAAACATCAAAGTTTAACATTGATTTGAAAACTATGATTTACATTGGTTCAATATTGTTTTCAGCTGTAACGATGTATTTTACATTTATGGGTGAGTTAGATGCTAGATTTGGAGCATTAGAGGATGGTGACAATACAATGATGGTTGATATGGACAAAAGATTAACAGCATTGGAAACAAACATTGATAAAAGGGTAACAGAATTAGAAAACAAATTCACACCAATTGGTGATGGGGTTTATGCTGTAGACCCTAATTCATCTTGGCCACCATCTCGTGGTGAGTATAAGATGAAAGATGAAATGTCAAGAAATAAAATTATGGCTTTAGAAAATGAAATAGATAGATTAGAAAAAACTATCGAAAAGTTAGAAGATAAGTTAGATAAGTAGGAGAGGGTTATGTTTAAAAAATTATTTATATTTGGTTTAATGATTACATCACTCTTTGGTGTAAGAGAATTAACAGATGAGAATTTCAAGAAAGCAACCAATAGAGGTTTAGTGGCCGTTGAGTTTTGGGCTACTTGGAATGAAGTGAATAAAGTTACAGCAATTGATGAATGGGATTCATTTGATGCGAAAGTATATAGATTGAACATTGATAATTTTCCAAAAATTCAAGCTGACAATAATGTAGTAATACTTCCCACTATAATCTTTTTTGATGAAGGTGAAGAAGTACAACGACTTCAAGGTGATATGACTTTTACCTTAAAGACAACAACAGATGAACTTGACGAAGTAGTTGAGGAAATACTCGGAAATAAGTTTTAGGAGGAAATGAAATGAATAAATTATTAATGTATTTAATGAGTTTTATGTTATTATTCACAATCAGTTGTGATGGTTCAAGTCCAACATCACCTGATGATGGTGGTAATGATGACGAACCTGTATTACTTGGTTGTGAAGCAGCTAATCTATATGATTGGAATAGTGTAGAGTTTGAATCATCACTTGATGCAGGAGCAACAACTTGGTTAGCTTTTGATTTAAGTGAAACAACATTGTTCTCAATTAATTTAAATCAACCTGGTTTTCATTGTGCAATATTTGAAGCCTGTGATGGTGAGGTAGGAGCTCCACCACCATTGTATTCATTTATGTCAAATGGAAATGGACAAGAGGTTGGTATTGTAACAGAAGGAATTTATTATTTAGAAATAAAAAACACAAGACCTGGTAGATTAGATTTTGAATTTAGTATTCAATTGGATGATATAGTTTATGGTTGTATGAATGATGATGCTTTGAATTATGATGATACGGCTAATGTTGATGATGGTAGTTGTACATTTAACGATTGTAATACACAATATTATTTAGATAACTATGGTGAGATGGTATTGGATTGTGATGGTAATTGTGCACCAATTAGTTGGATAGCAGATGGATTCTGTGATGATGGAGCTTATGGTATTTATGATGAAGAAGGAAATGTAGTTCCTATTAATCTATGGTGTGAAGAGTTTAACTTTGACGAAGGTGATTGTGAAGTCATACCTGGTGAGTGTTCACCTGGATTGATTGAAGATTGTAATGGTATATGTGCACCTGAACAATGGTTGGGTGATGGTTTCTGTGATGATGGTTCATATTCTTATAATGGAAATCCAATATTCTTTAATTGTGAAGAATTTAACAATGATGAAGGAGATTGTGATGTTATGGGGAGGACAGAAACAAGACCATATCCAAACAACAAAATTAAAATTAACGAATAGTAGGAGATAAATGTTAAAAGAGTTATTGCTAGCAACAATTGTATCAACATCACTAAGTGTAAGAACACCAAATGATGTAGAAAAAGAATTAGATTATGAGTTTTCTGTTAAAATTGAGAACACAAATAAAAATTTTCAATATTTATTAAAAAGAGATTGGGAAAGAGAATTAGGTGAAAAATACATAGATGATGTGTTTAAATTTTCACACACGATTAATGATTTTATTTATTATGGTGTGGATTATGTGAACAAAGAATCAAAAGATATTTTTTACACAACTTATAACATTGGTATTGATGATAACGGATGGAAGTTTGGTTTATCAATAAAAGATAATGATAAGTTGGCTAGTTTAGGATACAATAAAAAATTAAAAAAAGATGATTTGGAATACAATGTAGGATTGTCTTTTAAATCTGATTTGGGTGAGAACAATATCATCAATCTAAAATCAGAAGTAAAGAAATGGCTAACAGAAAAGATTAATATATTTGGTTTATATAAACATGAGTATTACAATAAACAAGAAGACTTTCAATTTAAAGTCGGTTTAGGAGTTAAACTATGAAACTAACAAAAGAAACATTGAGAGAAATCATCAAAGAAGTGATTGCTGAAAATGATGGACATCCTCAGATTTTAAGAAAAAACAAAGAAGTTGCCCACAACTGAGCGACTCACATGGAGTGGAAGTCTTCCACTGATAAAGAAAAGTATGGTGATATGATTGGTGAAGTTATACACCACACATTATTTGAAGATGGAACTATTACAAAATACGATGTAAAGTTCGGAAATAAAACAATAAAAAACATCCCAACAGAAATGTTAGAGGTGGTGGAAATGAAAGAACATTCTCATAACCCAACTGAAGAGGATGAAGAGGAGAAAGACGATGAGTAAATGCACATGTTGTGAAAATTGCAAATGTGAATGTAATTGTTGTGGAGATGAGTAGTGATTAAATTAACATCATTATTAGTTGAACAAGAACAAGAAAACAAATATCCAGAGGATGCACCTAAACATTTTGGTGGTGGTGAGAACATTGATATATTTGGTTATCAAACCAAACACTTTGATATTTGTAGGTCGGCTGTAACTTTGTATGAAAAGTTAAAAGAAAATGAAGAAGCAAAAGATTTAATCATTCAAACAGCTAAAGATATGGACCATTTGTTTGAAATGGAAAAACAAGTTGTGGCTCAAGAACCAATGAACCACGACCCAATTGACCACGCCGTTAAATTGTGTAATACGATTTCTTTTCAATTAGGTAGAATTGCAGAAATAACTGGACATGGTGAAGAAGAGGAAGATACACACTTCATTCAACTACATGTTAATGTAATCATTGATAGAGCTCAAAAACAAGAAATGACTAATGAAGATTTAAGAAAGTGGTTTAAAAAAGGTGGAACAGGTGGAACTACTGCTGGTGGTTGGGATAGATATAGTTCAACAGGTGAAAAACTTGGTAAATGTGGTGGTGGAAAAGAAGGTGAAGCATACGCTGCGTGTTTATCTGCAGCAAAAGCAGCAAAACTTGGAAAGAAAGGTATAGCGGCTTTTGTTAATAGAAAAAGAAGAGCACAGAAAAAAGGTGGTGACCCTAAAAAAGGTGGTGAGAGAAGAAAGGGACAAAAAACCATTAAGGTGAAAACAGGTGCGTAAAGCTTGTAATCCAAGAAGAAGAAAACCAGGTGAGAGTGAAGCTCAATATAGACAAAGATGTGGGCCAAGGCCATTAGGACAAATTAAAATGGGTGAAAAAAAGAATCCAAGAATCCCAAGAAAAAAGGGACAACCAGCAGGTTCAAAGAAACATTCTGATTTATACACAGATGAAAACCCAAAAGGAACTATAAAAGGATTAAAGTTTGCAACTGTAAAAGATGCTAAGGCATCAGTCAGTAAAATTAAAGGTAGTGGTAAATCACATGCTCATAAGATTCAGGCTGCTGTTGCTATGGAACAAAGAGCAAGAGAGATGGGTAAAACATCTCAAGCAGCTGTTTATAGAGCATTCATCAATAAGATGAAAAAGATTACTAAACAAAAAAATGAGGGTTGGAGTGAAAAATATAAAAAATCAATTGATTGTAACAACCCAAAAGGATTCAGTCAAAAAGCACATTGTACAGGAAAAAAGAAAAAATCGGAGAATGTAATGAAACTTACAAAGTCTAAATTAAGAGAAATGATTGAAGAAGAATACTTTAATTATCTTGTAGAAAAAAACGTACCAACAAATCCATCTAAGTGGAGTTATTATAAATCACAAGCTAAAAAGAAGTTTGATGTATATCCATCGGCTTATGCAAATGCTTGGGCTGCTAAGATGTATAAAAAAGCTGGTGGTGGTTGGAAAAAGGGATAATTATGAAAATCACAGAAAAAAGAGGAACTTGTTGGGTGGGATACAAACAAGTTGGTATGAAAGAAAAAGGTGGTAAAATGGTGCCTAATTGTGTTAAAGAAATTTACTATGAGGAAAATGGTAAAGGGTATGGGTACACGTTTGAATTTTATGGTGAGAATCTACAAGAGGCTGAATACAAAGGTAGAAAAGTTAAACTTAATAAAATCATGCAAGGTGATAGAAAAAAGTTTAAGGTTTATGTAAAGAATGATAAAGGTAATGTTGTGGTGGTTCATTTTGGACAAGGTGGTGATGCTAAGGGTGGAACGATGAGAATCAGAAAATCAAATCCAAAAGCTAGAAAATCATTTAGAGCACGACACAATTGTGATAATCCAGGTCCTAAATACAAAGCTAGATATTGGGCGTGTAGAACATGGTAAAATTAAAAAAATTATTAAACATTCAAGAGGGAAAGGCAGATAGAGCTTTTACCAAAATCATTGGTTTATTAAGAAAAGAATCAAGAAAATTAAATGATGATGATTCATATGAGTTAAGCACTAAATTAAAGGCTTGGTTTAATAAAAATGTTATGTAAAAAAGCTTGTTTTTTTAATAAATAATTCGTAAATTACATAGAGGTATATTTTGAACAAACTTGTAGAAGAAATAATTAAACCAATTTTAGAAGCCAATGGTATAAAAAAAGTCATTGGTATTTATGGTGGTAGATTTCAACCATTCGGGCCTCATCATTTAAAAACATATAAATGGTTACAATCCAAAGTTGATGAAGCATACATCACAACATCCAATATAAAGAAACCCCCAAGACACCCAATGAACTTCAAAGAAAAAGTTAGACATATGTCAAAGATGGGTGTTCCTGCAAATCGTATCATTGAAGAAAAATCACCTTATGTTGCAAAAAATTTAGAGAAAAAATATGATAAAAATACTACAGCATTTGTTTATGTATTTGGAGCAAAAGATGCTGGTAGATTAGGTGGTGGTGGAAAATACTTTCAAGATTATTTAAAAAACAAAAAGAATTTAAAGGGGTATGGTGAGAATGGATATTATTTAGTTGCACCACATGTTTCCATATCAGTTGGTGGTAAGGAAGTTAGTGGAACAACAATGAGAGAATTACTTGGTTCAGACAAATATGATGATAAACAAAGAGTGAAGTTGTTTAAAAAGATGTTTGGTTATTATGACAAGGGTGTTTTCAATATGATGACTAACAAATTTAGTAAAATGTTTGAGGATACTATTCATACGACTTGGGATAATACAAAACCAAAACCAAAAAATCCAAAACACTTTGATAAAAAAGACAAAGATTTATTATTTGATTTAGACTTACCAATTAAAGTTGGTGATACGATTATGATGGGTAGATTTAAAAACAAAAAAGTAGTAATAAAAACCATTGACTTCAATGATAAAGGTGATTTGATGATTAACGGAAGACCAGCTTTAAAATTTAGAATTATTAAATCAAAAGAAATAGATGAGTTTTTAATCCATAATGATGTTAAAAAAATATTAGAGGTTTCAAATACTGGAACTGATGGTGTTCAAGGGGTGGATTCAGGTCCAAGTTTAATGTTTAAAAACTCAAATGATTATAAAGGTAGAGGTAATCAAGAAGCAGAAAAACTTGGTTGGACTGTAATTAATTATATTTTACAAGGTGATATAGATAACTTACCACCAGATGAAAGTGAAATGTTAGATGGATGGCCATTAGGTCCTCACAATTCTGTTACATACTTACCAGCCGGTATAGGAACAGGAGTTACACCAAATAACCAAGAAAATCTAACTGGTAAAAAAGGATATAATAAATGGTTAAGGGCTATGAGGACAAAAGCTGAAGAAGTTGGTATGCAATTAATGAAGTTTACCAAACAAGAAAGAGATATTAAAAAACAAATCGCTAAAGATACTGTGGATACAATTAAACAACAAAAAGAAGAAGAGAAAGAAAAAAAAGTAGATATTAAAGTTGAAGAAAATGTATTTACAAAAGATTGGTGGGATGATGTTTTAGTTGAAGTATCTGCAAAAACAAAAAAATTCAAACAAAAGTTAATGAGAAGAGGTATCAAGATAAGATACGATAAAGCAAAAGCTCAACAAGACTTACAACAAAAATATGGTGGACAAGGTGAAGTTGTTGGAAAGAAATTTGGTTTGAGAAAAGCTTATTATGCAGTTCCTAAAAAAGGATTTAAGAAAGATACAAAACCAACACTTAAAATTACAAAAAAAGAAATAGATAAATTACAAAAAGATAAAGTGTTGGATAAAGGTAATTTAAAAGTAGTATTTTCTGAATCTTGGTGGAAAGAAAAATTATTACTCAAAGAAGGTGGAGCATACGGACATATGGCTCATCCATTTGACGACAAAGAATTAACATTCGGTGACTTGAAAAAAATTATTGAATTAGGATTAGGTGGACAATTGAATCGTGAAGATAATGTTACAGAGAAACTTGATGGACAGAACATTATGGTTAGTTTCAAAGATGGAAAACTTATTGCAGCTAGAAACAAAGGACATATTAAAAATGGTGGTAAAACAGCATTGGATAAAAAAGGGATAGCGAGTAAGTTCAAAGGTAGAGGTGCTATAAGAAATGCTTTCGTTTATGCGATGAATGATTTAGAAAAAGCCATCAAGTCTTTATCAGATAAACAAAGAGATAAGATATTCAACAATGGATATAATTTTATGAATTTAGAAGTTATGTATCCATCATCTGCAAATGTAATTGATTATGACATTACACAATTGATATTTCACGGAGCACTGAAATATGATGATAAGGGAAATGTTAAAGGCGAGGTATCAGGTAGTGGTAGAATACTTGCAGGTATGATTCAACAAAGAAATCAAAACATACAAAAGAAATATTCAATTGGAAAACCTGTGTTTTTAGATGTTCCAAAACATCAAGACTTTGGTAAAATGAAAGATAAGTTTTTAGGAAGATTAAGTAAATTAAAAGCTGAATATGGTTTAAAAGATAATGATACATTAGGATTGTATCACCAAATGTGGTGGGAACATAAAATATATCAAACATTTGGAAGTAGAAATTTAAGTGGGAAACTCACTCAAGGATTAGTTAAAAGATGGGCTTTCTTTGATAAATCATATTCAATATCTGATATAAAAAAAGATATGGAAAGATTCAGGTCAGCGAATCCAAAAAGAGAAGATGTTTTACAAGCAATATTAGATTTTGATAAAACGAATCATAAACAACAAGTGAAAAAAAATATGAAACCATTTGAAGAATTGTTCTTTGAAGTAGGAGCTGAGATATTGAAAAATGTAAAAGGATTCATATCAGCTAATCCAAAGAAATCAGTTCAAGGTATTGTAAAAAGATTAGATAAAGCTATATCAGTTGTAAAAAGTGGTGGTGATGTAAAAAAATTAAAAGTATTGAAACAACAATTAGATAAATTAAATGCGATTGGTGGGACAAAAGCCATTGTTCCAAGTGAAGGTTTGGTGTTTAAATATAAAGGAAAGACTTATAAATTCACAGGTGCATTTGCACCAATAAACCAAATCACAGGTTTAATTTATTTTTAGATATTTATATATACAAGATTAAGAGGTATTATGGCAAAAGAAAGTAAAAATTTACAAAAAGTCCAAGATATGTTGGATGGAACTTATGGTGGAAAAACACAAGTTGGATACTCAGAGGTTGAACAGGTTAGAAAAGTTGGTGATAAATGGACAGATAGTGATGGGTATGAATGGGAACAGAAAGATGGGTATAAACTAAAAAGTGGTGGTAGTATGCCTGCAATGGGTATGTTTAATCACCAATGTAAAGATTGTGGAAAAAATTGTAGTCCAAAAATGGCAAAGCCGTGGGATAGAGATTGTTGGAAAGCTGATGGTAGGTGTTATTATTGTCAATTAGATTATGAGGTAGATTTAAAAGTTAAACCAATAAGGTGGTTTGCTTATAGAAGATTAAAAGATTTACAAAATATGGAATCCATTGAAAAAGATATGGAACAATGGGTAGAAGAATTTACAAAAATGAAAAAAGAAAATCCATTTGATGAAACAATTGCTAACGCTCTTGCAAATGGAGAGGTTGATATGCAATTGAACAAAGTAACTAATAAACTCGTATAGGAGAAATAAAATGACAGAATGGCTATTAGCAAATTGGGAATGGGTAATGTTAGGATTTTATACATTAGAAAAAATCGTAAAATTATCACCAAGTAAAAAAGACGACATTATATTCGATGCAGTGATTAAACCTGTATGGGATAAATTACCCTTTGGTAAATAAAAATGTTTAGTAAAATAAAAAAATATGTTATAGGATTTTTTGTTTTGTGTGGTGGAATCCTTTTTGCATTTCTATCTGGTAAAAGCGCAGGTAGAAAAGATGAGAAAGTTAAAGGATTGAAAAAACAGTCTAAAAAAGTTTCTGATATATTAAAGGATAAAGAGAAGTCACAGAAAGCAATTAAAAAGAGTTTAAAAAGTAAGAAAAAGGCTCTTGAAGACATCAAAAAGAAAAAATATAAAAAAAAGAAAGTCGCTAAAAAAGAAGCAGAGGACTTTTTAAAAAACTTTAGCAAGGAGAAAAAATAATGCCACACGAACCAGGACATAATGGAAATACAACTCAAGCTTCTTATAGAATAGTTGGTACTGATAGAACTTATAGTGGATTGGTGGTTATGGTAGGTGGACATCCATATACAACAGATGGAGGGACATTACAAGGAAATTCACAACAACTTGAATTAGTAGGAAATAATAACACATCACAAACTCAAACACAAAATGATAATCCTGTCACAAGAACTTTTATTTCAAGAGTTCTTTATTATAGACAAGATGGGACAACTGTTCCAGTAGGAACTGAAATGCACGAACACGCCAATGGAACAATTATGTTAGGGCACGACCCTGAAAATATGGGTGAGATTGTTACAAGAACTTCAACTCAAAGAACTCAAACTCAAAGAACTCAAACTCAAAGAACTAGAACATCGACTGGTAGAATGGGTGGAGGAAGAACAGGTGGAGGTAGAAGTGGTTACTAAATTACTATTGATATTATTACTATCTTTTTCATTCACACAAGACATTTGTGAAGGAACTTGTTTTTCAGAAGAGGAAGTACAGAATATGTATAATAACATAAAAGCTCTTGAATTTAAAAGAGAAACTTGTGAAAGTGCTTATTTGAATTTTGAAAGTCAATTGGAAGAATGTGATGAATATATAGATGAATGTGATGAACAAGCACAACTGTATAAAGAACAAATTAAAATTAAAGATGAAATGATAAAAACAATAAAACCAAAATGGTATGAAAACAAATACCTTTGGTTCTTTGGTGGAGTTATATTTACAAGTGGTTCAGTATTTTTAGCAGGACAATTGTAATGAGTGATTTAAAACAAGCGATACAAAGGGAGTATTTGAAGTGTGCATCTGACCCTGTACATTTTATGAGAAAGTATTGCACTATTCAACATCCTACGAAAGGTAAGGTTAAGTTTGATTTATACCCATTTCAAGAAAGATGTTTGACAGAGTTTAAAGACAATCGTTATAATATAATTTTAAAAGCTAGACAATTAGGTATATCTACTTTATCAGCTGGATATGCATTGTGGTTGATGTTGTTTCACAATGATAAAAATATTCTTGTTATTGCAACTGGTAAAGACACTGCAAAAAACCTTGTTACAAAAGTAAGAGTAATGTATGACGGTTTACCTCAATGGTTAAAAACTGGAACAGAAGAAATAAATAAATTATCATTAAGATTTAAAAACGGTTCACAGATAAAAGCAATTGCATCTAATGAATCAGCAGGTCGTTCAGAAGCATTATCATTATTGATAATTGATGAGGCGGCGTTTATTGACAAGATTGATACAATATGGACTGCGGCACAACAAACACTTGCGACTGGTGGTGGTTGTATTGCTTTATCAACACCTAATGGTGTGGGTAATTGGTTTCATAAACAATGGATGGGTGCTGAAGAAGGCACGAATGAATTTCATACCATTAGATTACATTGGACAGACCATCCTGATAGAACAGAAGAGTGGAGAAAAGAACAAGATAAGATTTTAGGACCTTCACAAGCAGCTCAAGAGTGTGATACAGACTTTCTATCAAGTGGACAATCAGTGGTTGACCCACAGATTCTACAATGGTATAAAGATGAATTAACAGAAGCACCTGTTGAGGAGTTGGGAGTAGATAGAGGTTTATGGATATTTAGACAACCTGATTATACAAAAGAATACATAGTGGTTGCTGATGTGGCTCGTGGTGATGGAACGGATTTCTCAGCTTGTCAAGTGTTTGAAGTTGAAGATATGGAACAATGTGCAGAATATAAAGGACAATTAAGTACAACGGATTATGGAAACTTCTTAATTGAAGTTGCAACGAAATATAATGATGCGTTATTAGTAGTTGAAAACAACAATATAGGTTGGGCTACAATACAAACCATCATAGATAGAGGATATAAGAATTTATTTTATCAATCAAAAGATTTACAAGTGGTTGATGTTGAACATCAGATAAACAATAAGTATAGAGCACAAGATAGAAATATGGTACCTGGTTTCTCAACCACACAAAAAACTCGTCCATTGGTGATTGCAAAAATGGAAGAATATACGAGAGAAAAATTAGTGAAGATTCATTCAAATCGATTAATTGATGAATTGTTTGTATTTATATACAAGAGTGGAGTTTCACAATCAAAAGCAGAGGCAATGCAAGGTTATAACGATGACTTGGTTATGTCGTATTCAATAGCCCTTTGGGTTAGAGATACAGCGTTGAGATTACAGAAAGACAAAAATGACCAACAATGGGCAACAATGAACTCAATGTTGAAGTCAAATGGAAATCAATCTGAACACGCTGTAGGTTTCGGAGTAGGTTCTACTGGACAACCACGAAAGAATCCATATGAAATGGATAATGGGGTGGGTGAAAAAGAAGATTTAACTTGGTTAATTAAATAAGAGGTAAAAAATGGCAGACGAAAATATATTAACGAGATTAGGAAAATTATTCCAAAATCAAATCGTAGTTAGAAAAACAGACGATGGACAAGTAAAAGTCAAAGATGTCGAGTTTTCTCAAACTGCATTAACATCAAATTTTATTGATAGATACAATAGAATTAATTCAAGTGGATATGGTGGTTCATCATATCAAGCTAAACAAAATGCAAATGCATATGACGTGGCTCGAAAAGAGTTGTTTAGAGATTATGAATTAATGGATGCTGACCCAATCATATCATCTGCATTAGATATTTATTGTGATGAATCTACGGTTGATAATATTGAAAACAGAATAATGAAAATCAAAACCGACAATCCAAAAGTCCATAAAATTTTACATAATCTGTTTTATGATATAATGAATATTGAATTTAATCTATGGAGTTATATAAGAAATATGGCTAAATACGGTGATTTTTATTTACATTTAGATATATTGGATAAACACGGAGTTGTGAATGTAAAACCTCTTTCAGTATATGAAGTGAATAGATTAGAAGGGCATGACCCATCAAATCCTAAATTGGTTCAATTTGAAGTTCAACAATATTCAGAAACAAGAAGAAGTAATAAACCAAATGATATTCACGAAAATTATGAAGTAGCTCACTTTAGAAATATGGCAGATACAAACTACCTACCTTACGGTAAATCAATGTTAGAGGGTGCAAGAAGAGTATTTAAACAATTAACTCTTATGGAAGATGCTATGTTGATTCATAGAATGATGAGAGCACCAGAGAAAAGAATATTCAAAGTAGACATTGGAAACATTCCACCGAATGAGGTTGATAACTTTATGCAACAAATCATTGGTAAGATGAAAAAAACACCTGTGATGAATGCAAATGGTGAATATAATTTGAAATACAATATGGAATCCATTACAGAAGATTATTATTTACCTGTTCGTGGTGGTGATAGTGGAACGAATATTGATACTTTACCAGGTTTGGGTAATGATGGTGCGATTGAAGATGTTGAGTATTTAAGAAACAAAATGATGGCAGCGTTGAAAATACCAAAAGCATTTTTAGGATATGATGAAAATGTAGGTTCAAAAGCTACATTGGCTGCTGAAGATGTAAGATTTGCAAGAACGATTGAAAGACTACAAAAAATCATTGTAGCAGAATTAGAAAAAATAGCTATCGTTCATTTATACACACAAGGATTTGATGATGCAGAATTGATTAATTTTGAATTAGAATTAACAAATCCATCAATGATACATCAACAAGAGAAGTTAGAATTATTAACACAGAAAAAAGAAATCGCTAATGACTTGATTGAAAACAAATTATTTTCAAGACAATGGATATATGATAATATCTTTGAATTAAACGACCAAGAGAAAGTGGATGTATTCAATGGTGTGATTGAAGATAGAAAACAAGCATTTAGAATGGAACAGATTGAAACTGAGGGAACAGACCCAGCCGAAGGTGGTGGTGAAGAACCAGATGGTGATGATGAGTTTGAAGAACAAGTCGGACAACATGGTGGTGATAGAAGAAGTGGAACTGGTAAGAAAGAATTTGGGAATGAATACTCAGCAAAAGACTTAAAAGATGCAACAAAATACGAAAGAGAACGATATGGAAAACGAGAGTTTAAAGGTAAATCACCATTAGCTATGGGTAAAGGTGGAACGATTGTTGCAAGAGAGGGATTGTTAAATCAATTAAAAGATAAGTTTGGTAAAGATTTAGACAAATCAATCTTGAATGAAGAAATAATTATAGATGATGAAGAATAAAATTGACTTATTTAATAAAAACATTATATTTATATATGAATAATTACATATATAGTAGCCAATTAAAATGGGGACTCGACAATGCGTAAAGTTAAACATAACAAAATCCGCAACACAGGGTTATTGTTTGAATTTTTGCTTAGGCAGATTACATCTGATGTGCTAAATGAAAACAATGGAACAGCGGTTAAGATTGTTAAAGAGAAATTTAATGAAAACACAGAGTTAGGAAAGGAATTAGCCTTATACAACGTGTTAATAACAAAGAAATTTAAATCAGATTCAAAGGCTGATTACTTCATAAATGAAGTTATGAAAGCTAGAAATGATTTAAACAATTCGGTTCTAAGAAGAGAAAGATATAATTTAATAAAAGAGATTCAATCGAATTACAATCTTCAAAAATTTATGTCTTCTAAAGTTCCAAATTATAAAACTTACGCATCCATTTATACTTTATTTGAATATGATAAATCTTTATCACCAGACCAAAAAACTGAGTCTTTTTTTAATATAGTTGAACATGTTACGACAAATGATAATAGTATTAAATTATCAGAAACCGTAAGAACATTACCTGATGATGAAGATTTAAGAATTTTAACCTACAAAACTCTTTTAGAGAAATTCAATCAAAAATATACAAAATTAAGTGCAGCTCAAAAAAATCTATTGAGAGAGTATATTAACAATGTATCTAATACAAATTCTTTAAAAGATACTTTGAAAGAGATTGTAAAAGGATTGAAACAAGATTTAAAAAAACATTCTAAAAATCTTAAAGATGAAGTAGTGAAAATTAAAATGACAGAGGCTTTGAAATCAATTAATAAATTTTGTGGATTGAATGATAAATCTGATGTTGTTAAAGATGAATATGTTGTTCAAACAATGAGATATTTAGAACTATTAAAAGAGTTGAAGAAAAGTGGAAATAAAGACAAGAAAGTTATTTAAGGAGTTAGTTAAAAAACTAACTATGGAACTCTTGGATGAAGAATCCTTAGAGGAAATATCAACCACTGCTGGTGTAGATGGATACTCAACACCTTTTGCTTTTAGTTCAAAAGAAGATGAAAAGAAAAAGAAAAAAAGATTAAAAAAGAGCACTGGTTATAAATTTGTAACAGAAGCTCTTGATAAAAAAGATTTAGAACAAATAAATAAATTAATTAGAGATGTCGTTGGTGATATATTAAGAGATATATGGTTGAAACGAAACGCTTGGAAATAGGAGATAATAAGTGGCTGAAGTAACATTAACATCAGGATATGGAACTGGTTTAACTGATAAACAAAAACTCGCTAGAGCTTGGGTATTGAAACCAACTGTTTACAGTACTGAAACTGTCGCCGCAGGTAGGGGTGCAGGTGGTGCAACAATTTTATCACCAACAACCACAGTCTCTTTAGTAACCACTGCTACTAATTCAACACATGTTTCATTAGGTAAAGGTGTTGAAGGACAATTAAAAATAATTATACATAAGACACTAAGTAATGGTGCTAGTTTAGTTATCACACCTGAGGATGGGATTGGTGGCACTGATATTTTTGGAGCTGGTGTAACCTTAACTTCAGATTCAGCAGCTAGAGCTGTTCAATTATTATTCGATGGTGTGAATTGGCAAGTGGTTGGTGGTGAAATATCAGATGAAGCGGAAATGGTGATAGCATAATGGCTACAAAACAAACATTAACATCAGGATATGGAACTGGTTTAACTGATAAACAGAAAAAAGCTTTAGGATTTGCATTAGACCCTGGAATTACTGATTCACAAAATGCTGGTGGTGGTACTGCAGAAGACATAGAGAGTGTACAGGCAACTCCATTAGATGAGGCACCTCTTCAATTATCTTTAAAGACCACAACATCATTAGTTATCTCTGCAGCTTTAAGTGGTGATTCACATGTAGCATTGGGGGATGGGGTATTAGGACAAGTAAAAAGAATTATACATTTCACCAAAGTAGGTTCTAATGATTTGCAAATCAAACCAGATAATTTTGCAGCTGGTTCAAAACTAACATCAGATACAGCTAGAAGAAGTGTAACTTTAATGTGGGATGGAGATAATTGGCAAGTAATAGCAGGTGAGATAACAGGAACTGCAGAATTTGTAATAGCATAGGAGACAAAAATGTCAAAACAAGTAATAGTAGATTATATACCATTTGAGGTTTCCCCTCAACAAATAAATGAGTCAATTAATGAAAACAATGGAAGACTTGTTGTTAAAGGTGTATTGCAAAGAGCAGAAGCTAAAAATCAAAACGGAAGAGTTTATCCAAAAGAAACCTTGATGAGAGAAGCTAAGAAATACCAAGAGATTCAAATAGCTGAAAGAAGAGCATTGGGTGAACTTGACCATCCTGATTCATCTGTTGTTAACTTGAACAATGTATCTCACAATGTATTGGAAATGCATTGGAAAGACAATGACTTGGTTGGAACGGTTGAAGTATTGGGAACACCAGCTGGAAACATCTTAAAAGAATTATTTAAATCAGGTATTAAACTTGGTATATCATCAAGAGGATTAGGTTCTGTTAAAGAAATGAATGAAAATGACACAGTTGAGGTTCAACCAGACTTTGAATTGATTGCATTTGACTTTGTATCCAATCCATCCACACATGGAGCATTTTTATCACCAACAAATGAAGGTAAATTAAATGAAGGTGTTGGTACAAGAGATGGTGTGTGTTGTCATGATTGTAAAATTGAAAACATAATCAACGATATATTCAGAGGAGAATAGAATGGATTATAAATCTTTAATGGGATATGGTGATAAGAAAAAAGAATCAAAACCTAAACAGAATAAAATCGTTGAAGAGTTAAAACAAGAATTTAATATCAATGAAGGTCCTGCTTACGAGTATAAAAAACATTCTAAAAAAATAGACAAATCTCTAAAAGACTTACAGAAAAATTATTTAGACTTTTATGAGGTTTTAAGAAAAAAAGGTTTGAATGATGAGGCTTCGGACTTTTTGGATAATTATAAAAAGAATGTGGTTGGATTTACTAAAAAGTATAAAAAAGATTTTGGGAAGTTAATGTAATGCCAGCATCATCAAAAGCCCAACAAAGGTTTTTTGGTGTTGTGAAAGC